AACTCTTTGAGTGGATCTTCACCATAGATTAGATCTCGTGCCTGATCATTAGTGTTAGGAATGTAGTAACAATCTACACCGTATATTTTTATTGATTCTACCATCAAATCTTCAATGAGTCTTTGCTCCGGATTTGATGCATAGTTATTGAAATATACGTTAGTTGCCATGATATTAGTTTAGGTAAAAGTCAACAGGCAATGAATAAGAATCAAGCATTTCTTGTTCTAACTTTGCAATCTCTTCAGATGCTTCATCAAAGATCTTATCACCATTCAACATTACGCCACCAGGCAATTGAACACCTTGAAATTTCTTTAAGTTTGCACCCCAATTACGTTTGATTAGTGCAGTTGCATATTCTTTTAACCAACGATCATTCCATACAGAAACATAGTCTTCTGGTTTTACTAGTGCATGACACTCTGCAATCACAACAGTTCCTGCATTGACTGCTGTACCCCAACCCCAATCACAGAATAACTTATGCATGTGACGTTGGAATCGAATAGGAACTTCACCAGTAAACATTAACTCTAGTGATCTAAGATGCTGCATCGTCAATGTGTAGTTAATATATGATGCAGAAGTGAAGTCATATAGTTCGTTCAATCTAAGTTGATATCTCAGATCGAACATATTGTTCTGTGCAATCGAATCGGAGATTGGAAATATTCTTGTGACACCAATAATATTAACAGATGCGTTTGTCGTATCTCTTGTCACATCTGGTGACATGTTGATGTATTTGTTTGTAATATCAGTAGCGTCTAATCTTTTGATATAGTATACTTTCTGGAGTGCATCAAAGTGGTAGTCTTGCCAGTATTGGAGTGCATCATCAATTCTATCTTCTACCTGATCATCATCAACGTTAATTTCAATAACAGGAAATCCAAGTCTCCTTAGACAATAATCTTTGAATAGATTTCTTGTAGATACTAATGTTGCCATGGTGCATTTCCGAAAATATGTATTATACTATTTATCTATCACTGGTATCGATAACGAATGACAACTATACCTGATCCTCCTGATCCACCAACTTTAGTTTCAGATCCATTACCGCCAACCCCGCCTCCACCTCCACCAGTATTAACAGTGCCAGGGAAACCATTTAGTCCCGCTTCAGTGCCGCCTGCTCCGCCCCCACCTATTCCCCCTGAACCATTAGGAGTTACACCATAAGCGTCTCGTTGTCCACCCCCGCCTCCACCAGCATAATAAACACTAGTGCCAGTTATAGTTGATGATAGTCCTGGACCACCGTTTATAAAGGCACTGATAGGATATCCACCAAAACTGCCAGCGTAAGCACTACTACTAGCAGGAGCAGTCTGTCCAGGACCACCTGCACCCCCACCCCCGCAACCTGCTGCATAAACATAACCACCACCATTATTACCTTGTCCTGCTGTTCCCAATCCAGGGGCGCCGCCACCTTGAGTACCACCACCACCTGATCCTCCGTCCTTTCCCGCTTGTGGCCCATTGTGTGTACCACCTCCACCTCCACCAATAGATGTAATAGCAGAGAATATTGAATCTGATCCATTTTCTCCTCGAACATTACCCCCAGCGCCAGTACCGCCAGCTCCTACGGTAATACTGTAAGATTGTGCGCTGACACTAATGGTACCAGTTCTAAATCCACCAGCACCACCACCACCGGCGTTCGACTGACCAGCACCACCACCTGCGCCTCCTCCAGCTACTACTAGATATTCAACACTACTACTAGTAGGTGTAATAGAATTAACATTGAAAGTACCGCTTGATGTAAAAGTGTGTATTTTATAATTACCATCATAAGTGATTGTACCGCCAGTAGCCGACAAATAACCAATTCCTAATAAAGGATTCCATGTACTGTTATAGTATACTTCCAAATAACCAGTTTGACTATTAATTCTAGTATAACCATTATATGCGGTTGCGGGACGTTGCGCTGTATTACCCACTGGTAAAGCGAATGCACCATTGCTTGAATTTTGTTGATCACTAACTGCCGTTGGCGTAACACTAACATTAGCCCATGATGCAGTGGTGCCATTTGTTGTCAAGAATTTACCAGAATTAGCAGTTTGCGTTGGTAATGTAGTTACATTTGACCAACTTGAATTAGTACCATCAGTCGTTAAGTATTTACCAGAGTTACCACTTTGAGATGGAAGTGCCGAAACATTCGACCAAGATGATACACTACCATCAGTAGTTAGATACTTACCAGAGTTACCTGTTTGAGATGGCAATGTATTTGATGCACTTATTCTACCGTTTGCAGCAACTGTAATGGTTGTACCATCTGCAATTACACCACCTAAAGTACTTGTTGTTGCTGCAGGTAATGTGTAACTTGATCCAGACACAAATGGTGCAGAATTGGCATAGTAATAATTGGCAGCATACACTGCTGTTGCATATAGATTGCCTCTAATTCCTGCTCCACCTGCAACAATCAGAGCACCAGTTGTGTTACTTGTACTTGATGTTGTGTTTGGTAGAGATAGAGAATCTATCGCAGTGGTAATTAATCTTCTTATTGCCATTTTTTTACTCTAAAAGTTTATTCTATATTTATTTTATACCATATCCGGAGTAGTAAAAACATAATTATAACTTCTTCTTATTCCTCCGTTATCACACCAGAGTTCTAATGTGTATGTCGTGTTTGATTCTAGATAAATTCTGGAGTGTTCTATGTAGTTATCAAATAATACATTCTCCGTTGAAATATATTTTTTAGTAATACCAAATGTTTCAGTAAACAGTTGTTCTGAATCTTTTTTAAGTTTAACACCAAAAGTTAGATTGTTAAATATGACAACTGATTCACCATCGGAGAAATAGAATCTCACATCTGCATAGTGAGATTGCATATCTTCTTCTCTGACTGTCCATTCACCACTTTGTAAATTGCAATTAACTAGAATTTTACTCATATCAACCTCCTATGATATAAAATTATGGATAAGGGTATCTAATTACCACTACTCCTGGATATCCGGCAGATGGACTTGCACCACCCAATGGACCATTGCTTCTACCACCACCACCGCCTCCATAATATGATCCTGGCGAAGCTCCTCCACCGGTTGGAGCTCCGGGTCCACCTCCTCCTGATCCACCAATTCCACCGGGAGCACCACCCTCTGCTGCTACTCCTCCAGGCGCTGGCCAAACTCTGTTTGATGCGCCACCGCCACCACCGCCACTATATGTGTTTCCATCAAAAGGTGAATATTCTCCATTTCCGCCTGGTCCACCAGCGCCTGGATCTGGCGACGGTCTAGGATCCTGTGCTGGCGGTGAAGATGCTTTGTTTCCTCCATTACCATCGCTGCCAGCACCTCCTCCGCCACCGCCTCCCCATCTATTATATTGGTTGAATGGACTATTATCTGCTCCGGGTAATCCACCCGCATGTGCTCCTTGATTACGAAATTGAGATCCGGACCAACCACCTTGAGTACCACCGCCGCCGTCCCAACCAGTATAAGAACTACCAGCAACTAACTGACTACCCACAGGCGACGGTCTGTTGACTCTTGAATTATCTGCGCTGCTCGGTCTAAATACAGCTCCTTGTCCGACGGTAACTACTCTTGATTCCGTTGTGGGTATTCCTATTCCATAAGATGTAATAATTTGTCCGCCCCCTGCACCTGCACCTGGACCCTGCCCGGCATTACCACCTCCAGCTCCAACAAGTAGTATATCAAATGAGTGTCCTGCTTGATTTGATGAAACTGAGAACTCTCCTGGAGAATTAAACACATGGAATCTATATCCAGCAAAAGAACCGGTGCCATCATATACTGATCCTCCACCCGCAGATATTGGAGCAAATAATGGTCTAACAGAATTGCTTGATGAACTTTGTGCACCTTCACCAACAGAGTTAGTTGCTGATACCGTAAATGTGTAGTCCGTGTTTCCGTTCAAACCAGTCACTGTTATAGGTGAACTAGATCCTGTTACAGTGTGTCCACCTGATGATCTGACAGTGTATTGTGTAATCGAATCGCCGCCACCCCAAGATGGAGCGGAAAACGAAACAGTTGCTTGAAGTGTGCCTGGAGAACCAACAACAGCAGATACACTAGTAGGTGCATCAGGCACGCTCCAAATTCTTGCAGAGTTGGAACTAGCAGAAGATAATCCAGTGCCGATTAGATTTCTTGCTACTACTGTGAATGTGTATGTTGTACTTGATGTTAATCCAGTTACAGTAATCGGTGAACTAGATCCGGTTGCAGTAATACCACCGGGTGATGATGTAACAGTATAGTCAAGAATAGGACTGCCGCCGTCATATCCAGCAGTAAATGTTACAGTTGCAGAACTTGTAGATATTGCAGTAGCAGTTCCTATTGTAGGTGCAATTGGCGTTGATATACCACCACTCGCTGCAAACATACCTAAAAAACCAGACATATTACGTCAATCCTATTCCAAAAATATACCAAGTATCTGTTGCAACTTTCAAACATGTTGCAATACCATTTGATGCAAGAGTTCTATTACCAGTAGAAACAGAGTTTGCCCACTTCAACGTAACACCAGAACCTTGTGTAATTGTAAGTGATGTTGCATTACTAACGACAGTGATTACTGCACCGATTTCAAATGGTACAGAAGAGTTTGGTGGTATTGTTACACCAGAACTAACATAAACATGTTTACCTGAATCACCAAGTGCTAAGTTACCCGATGATGTACCACTCTGAGGCATGTTTCTAAAACCAAACTGATACTGAGTACCAGAGAAATCTAATACTGTACTTACGTTTGCAAGTCCAGTGAGTGTTTTGTTTGTTAATGTCTGAGTACCGGTGAGTGTGACTGCTACGTTTGCATCAAGAGATATAGTCGTTGCTGATGTTCCATTATAAGAAGAACCGACTGTAGAATTAATACCACTACCGAATGTTAGTGATGCAAGTGTGAAGTTATTACCAAGTGTAACAGTAGATCCATTAATAGTAATAGAAGAATTAGATAACTTAGAGTTGGGAATATTTCCTGACAACATCGTGTTACTAATAGTACCAACGTCATTTGATGTAATCATTGCACCAGATGTTGTTGGGAAAGTAATTACATTACCACTTGATGTAGTAATCGTAGATACATTTACAGTAGTTGCTGTGATTGTTCCGTTCGCAGTGATTGATCCATTACTAATAATCGAGTTACTAGTGATTGATCCATTACTAATAATCGAGTTACTAGTGATTGATCCATTACTAATAATCGAGTTACTAGTGATTGTTCCTAATACAGTTACATTAGAGAACACGTTTGATATTAGTGGTACACCATTAGCATAGAAGTATCCATTCGCATACATGCGATCCGTTATAGCAGCATTAGATGCAACTATAGTGCTTGCTATATTGATGTTGTCTGTAAGAAATGAATAGTTTGCCATGTTTTTATTTATTTAACTCCACTTGATGATTACCAGGTCACTGTTCCAGTACCAGATGTGAATTTATAAATCTTATACCCAGCGCGACTTGATGTATCGGGCGTTGGCACCGAAGGCCCAGTAGTTCCATTACACACCAATGATGATGTCATTGCAGTGATATTTGGGAAAGAACTTGGATAGGCAATGATGACTACGCCAGAACCACCGTTTCCGCCAGCTCCATCGCTACTTCCGTTATAACCGCCTCCTCCACCACCTCCGCCAGTATTTGTAGCTCCAGCACTACCGGCTCCACCCTGACCACCAGCGCCGCCAGATGTTGGAGATGCTGGAGCTGTTACGGTTCCAGTATATCCACCGCCGTTTCTTGCGCCACCAGAACCGCCACCTGCATAAGTTACCGAAGTGCCAGTAATACTGGAAGCAAAGCCAGTCCCGCCAGCGCCCGATGCGGAACCAGAACCAGCGCCGCCAACTCCAATCGCCCCTCCTCCGCCACCAGATGGGTAAGGCGTTGCAGCAGTTGCAAGTCCGTTGCCCCCAACTTGTCCTTGCCCAGCAATAGCTGAACCTCCATAAAGCCCGTTTAAACCAGCCGTTGCTGCGCCACCACCAGATGCCCCTGCCAAACCGTTTGCAGTTCCGCCTCCACCTCCACCTCCACCAGAAGCAGTAATCCCTCCAAATACAGAACTAGAACCATTAGTTCCATTTCCTTGAGATGCTCCTCCGGTTCCGTTTGCACCAACAGTGACGGTAATTGCAGAACCAGAAACAACACCAAAGTTACTATGTGCTAAGTAACCACCTGCACCGCCGCCACCACCCAAACTACCGCCACCACCTCCACCACCAACAACAAGCAGATCCATGCCAGTAATGGCAAACTGAATCGGTGAAGTCCTTGGAGTTAATGTGCTTGAAGATGTAAACACATGCACAACAAAGTTACCGGACACATAAACTGTTCCACCATCGAAATACTGAGTTGTACCAGGATAACGAATGACTACGATGCCTGATCCACCTGCCGCAGCAGCACTTGCAGCGGCATACCCTGATGCGCCACCACCACCACCACCTGTATTGACTGCACCAGCTTCTGTAACCCCATTATTACCGTTGCCGCCTTTACCTCCCCCACCATAACCGCCAGCACCACCACTATTCGCCGCATTAACATTTGCGCCACCACCACCTCCACCAGCATAAGCGACTCGGGTACCCGTGATATCAGAAGCAATACCGGCGCCGCCAGCACCTCCAAAACCAGTGCCGCCACCCGCCACAGTAAACGAACCGGGTAACCCTACTGTTCCTGCACCACCACCACCGCTTGCGCCACAACCAGTAGCGTTTGTGCTAGCGGCAGCGCCACCAGCATTGCCTTGTCCAGAAGTCCCCGCTCCCGGCTGTGTTTTTTGCGCACCACCGCCACCAGAACCACCACTTAAACCATTTATGCTTGTACTGCCATCCCAATTTCGACAACCGCCTCCTCCGCCTATTGCAGAAACTAGTGTAACCCCACTTAAAACAATAGTTGTATTGACTCCAGATGTGCCGACCAGGTCGTTTCCGCCGCCAGCACCTCCAGTACCTATGGTGACAGTGAAAGATTGACCTGTAGCTGGGGCGCCAATATATCCTTGAAGTAATCCGCCACCGCCACCGCCGCCAGAATAGTATCTACCACCTCCACCTCCGCCTCCGGCAACAGCTAGATACTCTACCACAGTAGGAGGGACACCTATCCAATCTAAATTTTTAATTGCTTGTGCAACTTGACTTAGTGTCCACATCCCGCTGTATGCTGGCATTTCTATTACTCCTGAACTGGCGCTGTTTCTTCCGTTGATGGCACAACTGGAAAGACAAATTCAATCCATGAAGTTGTTGCTTCATCCCATGTATACATCTTGCCTTCCTCAACAGGCATAGGAGTTGGTGCATTCCACAAACATGTTTCTTCATTCAATAACCAAGAAGCATATGGTTTAGGTGGAATAAAAGCATCTCTTACACTATCATAAGTGTAACCAACGCCGGCATAATTCTTACGTAATGGTGTACCACCTAGTGTATGTACTCCACCTTGTGTATTATATGAAGTCTGAACCCAAGATGCAGGATCACCCCAATGACCTAGATCAAGAACTTCTTTTTCAATTACAATCACTTGTGTGACTACACCGTTTTCTACTTTAGCAAAATGTGCCATATTAAAATCTCCGTTTAGAAAGTAATAGAACCAGAACTGGTCCAAATATATATCTGATATCCGTTGTTGTATAGTATTTGTGGATTGCCTGTTGTACTTGCGGGTGGTGCTAGATTTTGTGGGTAACGAATAATAACGATGCCGGAGCCGCCGTTTGAAGAATTGCCAGAGCTATAGCCGTTACCCCCGCTGCCGCCACCTGTATTGGCTTGCCCCGCAGTAGATGACCCATCATATCCACCTACACCACCGCCACCGGCCCCACCCAATCCCCCCGGTCTTGGACCGCGATTGTCGCCGCCGCCACCTCCACCGCCAGCATAAAAAATTCTTGAGCCAGTAATAACTGAACAAAATCCTGTCCCACCGCTTCCACCAGCGGAAGATGACCCATTCACTCCTACAGAACCCGCGCCACCGCCACCACCGCCGGTCGTATAACTTGAATTATCTGTGCTATACAAACCCCCTGAGTTTCCCTGATCTGCGGTTCCAGCACCGCCTGTAGTTAAACCGCCGCCACCGCCAGAACCTCCAGAGCCACCAACGTAACTATTTCCATTTGAAGACCCAAAACCACCGCCAAGTGATTTAATCCCGGTGCCGGTGCCGCTACTTGTCAAATAAAATTCTGAAAACCCACCAGCATTGCCAGCATTGCCAGATGCAACTCCAGCCCCGCCAGCACCAACGGTAATTGTGTAAGAAACACCTGCGGTAATGTTGTAACCAGAAGCAGTTAAAACACCACCTGCACCGCCACCGCCAGCCGAATTAGAACCACCAGAACCCCCGCCAGCGACAACAAGATACTCAATCGTGCTAGTCTTTTGGTCTGTGAAGGGGTTAAATGTTGCGCTTAGAAAACCTCCTAGATATTGACTCATATTATAATCCTTAGAAGGTTATAGAACCAGAACTGGTCCAAGTGTATACACGATTCTTGTATCCTAGACCGGTTGCAAATGGGGAGAGTTGATTCCATGCGGGGGAACCTCCAGTGGACGATAAAGTTAAACTACTGGCAGAACTGTCTGCTAAGAAAGATCCAGATACATTGCCCATTAATAGAACTGTTGACGCCGATGGAACAAAAGGAGCCGTTGGAACCGTATAAGTAGTTAGCGTAGGGTCATACATAGCCACGTTAGACATTCTGATATTGCTAATGTACGCATTTTTTGCGGGATAAGAGCCTGGAGAAGTATTATATGTGGAAATATAATAATTAGTCAAACTGGTTGAAGTCGAATTAGTTGTGGTTCCCACCCGGGTGCCATTAGAAAATAATGCCACATTGACACCAGAACGAACTAAAGCAACATGATTCCATGTGTTTAAAACAATAGATGTCGAAGTTCCGTTACGAATGCCTGGAAAATTAGAATATAAATATTGACTTGGATGAAATCCAATTTGAAAGTCGTTTAAAGCAGCACTTGCCGAAAGATAAATGTCTAAATCTCCCGATCCCGGTGCTACTGTTGGATAAACCCAAAATTCAACGGTGTAATTTCCAGTCCCAAAATTTAATGCCGATGTAGTAGGCCCAACCAAATAGGTTGAACCGTTGAAAAACATACTCCCCGACCCGCTGGTGCTGACTGTTGGGCTACCAGTGGTTGATGCTGCGGCAGCGTAGATGTCTGGGTAACTCACGATGACAATACCGGAACCGCCGGCAGCATTACCACCACCACCACCTCCGGTATTAACTCCTCCTGCGCTGCTTTGATTCCCACCTCCGCCTACTCCTCCAACACCGTATACAACATAAGCACCACCTGCTCTGGATCCAGAACCGCCGCCGGCATAAGTTGTTACAGTACCGGAAATAGCGGAAGCAATACCCGCTCCTCCACCGTTAAATATGTTGTCATATTGAGATGAACTGCCGCCGGTAAACCCAACGGTGCCAGCACCACCTCCACCGCCACCAGCATATGGTTGTCCATTACTTAAATGTCCAATACCACCACTATTACCTTGTCCAGAAGTGCCTTGACCGCCTTGATTTAACCTATAAGCACCAGATATTGTTGCTCCACCTCCGCCGGAACCACCACTTATACCTGCTTGACCAGTCGTACTACTACCATTATATCCCCCGCCACCACCACCGCCTAAAGCGGTTATTGAACCAAGTACTGAGTTTTGACCAGAACCGCCAGTTGACCCGTAATCAGAAACAGCTGCTGCTGCACCACCACCACCAACGGTAACTGTGATAGAAGTGTTGACGTTGACCGGAACGGTCCCTTGCAACAAACCTCCTGCTCCGCCACCACCACCGGCAGATCCGCCACCGCCGCCACCAGCAACTACAAGGTAGTCTACTGCTGGGGTTGACATCGTACCAGTCCACGCCTTCTGTTGTAGACCTTGTAGTTGTTGTTTTAAGGTAAAAAGACCTCGTGCCATTGTATACTACCTTAAAAAGTTATTGTGCCACTGGCAGTAAATACATAAATGCGCCAGCTTCCGGTTACATAAGTTTGTGGACTACCAGTGGTTGCAACGGCTGGGGCTAGGTAACTTGGATAGCGTATAACTACAATACCACTGCCGCCTGCTCCACCGCGCATTGATGGATTTGCAGAACCACCAGAAGCATCATAAAACCCGCCGCCTCCTCCGCCGCCTGTATTGGCAAACCCAGAATAACCTATTAATTGACCAGAAGCTACCCCACCTACTCCACCTTGCCCACCGGCATTACCACCACCGGCTACACCAAGTCCTGGTCCAGTATAACCACCGCCACCGCCACCACCGGCATATTGAGTTGGTGTTCCTGAAATAGAAGATACTAATCCTGTACCACCACTTCCGCCATTTATAGAATTTCCGTTAGTTCCAGCAGAGCCAGCACCTCCGCCCCCACCACAACCATTAGAACCTGATACTCCCGCTGTCCCGCCAGAAAACCCCTGTCCGGCCCTCCCCGTTCCACCAGAACCACCTTGAACTGCACCGCCACCAGAACCACCATTTGTCCCGGGATTGCTTGAGTTAAAACTTCCACCCCCACCGCCCCCAACTGAGGTAATAACGCCAAACACGGAATTTGCGCCACTACCGCCTGGGCTAGAATCTGAAGTAGAACCGGCCCCACCAGACCCAACCGTAACAGTGATTTGAGAACCTGGTGTAATTGCATATCCTGTGGCAGTTAATAAACCGCCAGCACCTCCACCACCACCAAATCCGTATCCACCACCACCCCCACCCGCAACAACAAGATATTCGACAGTGGTGACTGGACCGTTTAGTCCTGTGACACTTCCATTAGAAAGATAAGAACCATTATATCTAAGAGACATGTCAGGTAATTGCTTCGTAGGTGGCAGTATATTCAATTGCAGAACCAGTGCCAGATGTGACTACAACGCTCTGATTTTCATTGACATAGAATGAAGTAGTCTTATCGACAACAATAAGTGCAGCATTTGCAGGTACTGAAATCTGATAACAGATTCGATATGCTGTACCACCACCAGCAGTTGCAGAGTTAATACTGACTGTTGTAGTTGCAGGACTGCCAGTCACGTTAGTTGCAACGATACTATCAATCTTGTTGACAGTATTAGAAGCAGGAGTTAATGAAGTCCAAGTAGTTGCAGCTGTATTAGCTGGAATTAGATATACAGTATTGCCGTATATCGATGTTACGTTTACGATATTAGGATTTGCCATTTTTTCCTCTTAGAATCCAAAAATCAATGCCATGGCAATACTTTTGCCTGTTGAGATGCCCGATACTCCGTTTGCACCATTCGTGCCGTTTGTACCGGCTTGTGCAAGAACTGTCCAGTATGTATTCGCCGTTGCTGGATTTTGATTTGATCCTGCTAGTATTGATATATAGCTAGATCCAGAATATGTTACCATATCATTTACAACATATGATGTTGAATTTGACCATGCACCTTTAGGTGTAAATCCTAATGAATATGATAGATTGTTCCATGCAGTATTACCAGTACCAACTTTGAATCGATTCGTGTCAGTTTCTACACCAACTTCACCTATAGCCAGAAGTGTATTGGCAGAAGTCCATTGTGAATATGTACCATTTCTGAGTTGAATTTGTTGTGCCATTATGGCGATCCCCCGTTGACTGTTGTTGTTCCGCCATAATTCGTTGTTGGTGTTCCACCATCTATGTTGGCAGAAACGACTGATCTAACCCAACCATATCCATCATACACCCAGACTTCACCATTGATTGTGGTTGTTGTTCCTGCCGTTGGATTATTTGGAAAGTTTTGTGCCATTTTAGTTTACCAAGAAATTGTACCTGTGCCACTGTAGAATCTATACACTCTATAACCAGATCTAGAAGGTTGATCATATGATAGACCACCAGAAATTGAAGTAGGTGCTGTATATTGATTTGAATATGCGATAATCACTACACCAGAAGAACCGTATCCTCCGGCACCACCATTATATCCACCAGCGCCTCCACCACCACCACCCGTGTTAGAGTAAGGCGCATTATAACCTCCACCATTTGTGCCACCTGAACCACCTATTCCTGATCCACCACTACCTACTGTTCCTAACTCATTTCCGCCTCCGCCACCACCAGCATATGATGTTGATGTACCAGTTATAGAACTAGAAACGCCTGCACCACCTGCACCACCACTGTAATTACCGCCTGCGCCACCTGCGCCACCACCACCAGCAGCACCATATGGCGGACTACCTCCAGGTTGGCCATGCCAACCGCCAGTACCTCCTGAATTTCCCCCACCATAACTTCCGCCACCAGAACCAGGTGAACCATCACCCCATCCACCGCCGCCACCTGAACCACCTGCAGTTCCATTTTCACCAGCACCGTGAGTGCCAGTTCCTCCAGTACCACCACCATATGCATAAATTGCTGCAAATTGACTTGGTGATCCACTACCATTATTTGAACCACCACCACCCACTGTCACTGTATAACTAGTAGATGCAGATATTCCTATTGTTGAATTGTAGTAACCACCAGCACCACCGCCACCAGATGATCCAATTGCTGTACCACAATCTCTGCCACCACCTCCACCAGCAAGAACTAGATATTCAACTGATGACGGTGTTGTTGCTGGTGTTGTTATCTGATTACTTGCAGAACTTGCAGCACCTTGACCAACAGCATTTGTTGCTCTTACCGTGAACGTATAATTTGTTATTGGACTAAGACCTGAAACAGTAATTGTACCAGATCCTGCTTGAGATAATGTTCCTGTTATATTACCAGGTGAAGATGTTGCCGTATAAGATGTTATCGCAGTACCACCATTACTTGCTGGTGCAGTAAATGTGACGGTGGCTGAGAATGGTCCTGTGGCAGTAGCTGTACCAATCGTTGGCGCGCCAGGTAATGCCCATGTTGTTATACTGCCAGATGCAGAAGAACTTAAACTATTACCTGATGCATTTGTTGCATACACTGTGAATGTATAACTCGTTCCTGTCGTTAGTCCAGTGACTGTGATTGTACCAGAACCTGATTGGCTTAGTGTTGCGGTTACTCCACCTGGAGATGATACGGCAGTATAAGATGTGATTGTACTACCACCACCATAAGATGGTGCAGTAAATGCAACAGTTGCAGTTGTCGAACCAGTAGTTGTTGCTGCACCAATCGTTGGTGCATCTGGTTTATTAGATGGCCAAACATTAGCACCTTGAGCAATTTGGGCTTCTTGTACTGACCAAATCCCAGAACCACCAGTCGAAGTGGTGGTTACTTTTCTCGGTCCAATAATGCCGCCATTGCCTTTACGCATTAACTAATATCCTCATATGAACATATTGCTTCTAATTTATTGTTAGCACTAGCAGTAAGTCTGAGTGCATCACCCTCTTCAAGATAAAATGATTTAGAGACAACATCTAATGTTGATGCAGCAGGAACTATAATCTGAGAACCTAATCGATACGCAGTCGCACTTCTATAAAGATCCATTGTTAATGTGTAGTTATTTGCACCATCGACATTACTAATATATAAGGCATTTACTTTAAGAACTTTATTACTACCACCAGCGCAAGATGCGATTGCAGTTGCTGAAGTAGTCACTAATTGTACTGCTGTTTTTCCATTTACATTCGTGGATACTAATACATTTGGTGCTGTCATTTTTTAAGAACCCCCGAATAAAATTGACATCGTATACGCTTGACTTGCAGTGAATGATGTTACATTAGCCCAAGATGCTGAACTGCCATTAGTAGTTAAATACTTACCAGAATTACCAGTTTGAGTTGGCAATGCTGACACATTAGCCCATGATGCAGTAGTACCATCTGTCGTTAAGTATTTACCAGAATTACTTGTCTGTGATGGTAGTGCAGAAACATTAGCCCATGATGCAGAAGTACCATCTGTCGTTAAGTATTTACCAGAATTAGCAGTTTGCGTTGGTAATGTAGTTACATTAGCCCAAGTAAGATCTGAACCATTCGTCGTTAAATACTTACCAGAGTTGTTTGTTTGAACTGGAATAGAACCAGAACCACTAACTATCGATCCAGCAGAAACCCACTGAGAACTATCGCCATCAGTATAATACACATATGTATTTAGATTATTACTGTTTAACCATAGACTTCCATTCTTAGCGCCAGCAGGTGCAGTATCACTAACTGTTAGACTACCAGATACTGATGATCCATCAGCGAGAAAGAAACTATTCGCTGTTATCGATCCAGTAAGAGCTAGTGAATTTCTTAATGCCATTTTTTATTCTGTTGGTGGTGTTGGTGTTGGAATTACAAACTCTTCCCAATTGAGTAAGTCTTCATTCCAAATATAGAACTTGCCATCATCTGGTCGTGCAACTGGTGCTTCCCATTGACATGTAGATTCTACTAGTGTCCAAGATGGATATGGTTTCGGTGGAATAAATGCATCTCGTGCTTCATCCCATGTGAATCCAATACCAGCATAATTCTTTCTAAAAGGAGTACCACCGTTCCGATGTTCACCTCCAATCGTATTGTATGATGTTCTCCGACAAATCATACCTTCACGAAACTGTGCATAATGGACTTCCCAATCTGGTTCAGTCTTATCTGTTTCGTCCTTGCCTGTAATTACTTCAGTTACAATATTTTGATCATTAATAAAAGCATAATGTCCCATTTAAAACCTCCTTGATAATAATGTATTTATACTTACCAACTAATCGTTCCTGTACCACCAGTAAAGCGATATACTCTATAACCGGATCTTGTTGGTTGATCGTATGATAGTCCACCAGATATTGATGATAGTGCATTAAATGTATTTGGATAAGCGATAATTACTACACCAGATCCGCCAGAAGCACCTGCTCCATTACTTCCAATATATGCTCCACCACCACCTCCTCCACCTAGATTAGGAGTTCCGGCTGACACATTAGAATTACTTTGACTACCACCTCCGCCTTGACCGCCTCCTCCAGTACCGCCTGCACCACCATTGGTGATGCCACCTGGACCGCCGCCGTCCGCTGATCCACCGCCTCCTCCACCGCCTGCATATGTTACTGATGATCCTGTAATAGAACTAGGTGAACCATTTCCACCAACACCATATGAATTATAAGGTCCTGCTGCTCCTGCTCCGCCTCCGCCGCCACCGTTGTATGATACTGATCCAGCATCTTGTCCAGGTGTAGAAGCACCGTTATTTCCTTGACCGCCGGTACCACTACCACCACTACTATTAAATCTTCCTGATCCACCACCTCCAGATCCACCTGCTCCACCAGCACTTGTATCACCGTATGCTCCATAACCACCACCAGTTGATGTTATCGATGCAAATATCGAACTACTACCTTGAGTACCTCTGTCTGCTCCACCAGTTCCAGGACCAGTGAAACTTGCTCCACCTGCGCCGCCGCCGCCAACTGTAACTGTATAATTAGTACTCGCTGAAACCGATAAAGTAGAAGTCAACATACCACCAGCACCACCGCCTCCACCGAATCTGGAACCACCACCGCCTCCACCAGCAACCACTAGATATTCAACTGATGATGGTGTTGCTGCAGCTGTCGTTATTTGATTGGAAGCAGCACTTGATGAACTATTACCAGCAGCATTAGTGGCGTATACTGTGAATGTATAACTTGTATTTTGAGTCAGTCCAGAAATAGAAATTGTACCAGAACCTGCTTGCGTCAACGTGCCTGTTATACCACCAGGAGATGACACGGCAGTATAAGAAGTGATTGGTGAGTTACCATTCGAAGCGGGTGCCGTGAACGTCACGGTTGCTGTACTGGTGCCAGTCTGTGTCGCGGTGCCAATAGTTGGGGCACCAGCAACTGATTTTGCATACCACAATAAAGTTCTCGTTGCAGTTCTATTCGTTGTCGCAGATGTTGCAGTAATTAAAGATGTTGTGTTTGCAACCGTATTGGGTGTACCAGTGATGTTACTTCCAGAAATACTTAATCCACCAGGTAATGTATTTGCACTATATGTTATAGATTTACCTGCGGCACTTGACGCACTTAATGCTTGAGTAACAGAACCACCAACTGTGATGTTATACAGAGTTTCGTTTGCAGGCGAAGACCATGTAACAACATCTGGATTAATTTGAAAATTAATATTTCTAGTTGCAGTTTTATTGGTTGTATTTGATGTTGCCGTAATTAATGAGTTGTTTGTTCCAACAACAGAAGGTGTTCCAGATATAGTGTTACCACTTATACTTACACCAGTTGGCAATGTGTTTGCCGTATATGCGACTGAGCGACCAGTTGCGCTTGTTGCATTCAATGCTTGACTTATTGATCCGTACTCATATGCAGTTACAGTAGTTCCGTCTGCGGGCGAAGACCATGTAACAACATCTGGATTAACAGTAATCGAAAAGTTTCTAAGTGTTCCCTGATTCTCTTGATCTTTTGCTTCAATAACAAAGTTATATGCTGTCTGTGAACCAATTGCACCAGTATTGCCAGATATGACACCTGTGTTTGCATTTAATGTTGCACCCGGAGGTAATGATCCAGAGTTTACAAGATAATATACAGTTGAGTTTGATGATGCAGATAATGTTGTTACATTACCGGTAAAACTTGTCAATTCATATGTTGTAGATATTGAACCCGATGCAGTTGACCAAGTAGGAACACCAGAATAATTTATACCAGGAATGTATGTTGCAGATCCAGATCCATCTGTGTTGTATAGGTATATAATATATGAACCCGCTGCCTTAGCAGGAGATGTAAATGTTAATTGAGTTGGTGAAACATATGTAACAACACTTGCTTGTGTTCTATCAACATACACGGTAGTGTTGGATGTAAATCCAGAACCATTTATTGTAATTACATCTCCACCGCCAGTGTTCGCGGCAGTGTCATCACCAACATATCCAATAGATGTTACCTTTAAGGTCAGAAAAGAAACATCTGAAGAAAACTTTGCTGCGGTAACTGCATTATTAGCAATTGACTTTTCTTTAATCTTACTTACCATAGTGAATAGTCGCCTTTTTGTACATATTTATACTTACCAACTGATTGGTCCAGATCCACCATAGAATCTATACACTCTATAACCTGGTCTTCCACCCGGAACATCATATGCAAGTCCTGGACTAATATTTGTGATGCCAGGATAAGCTGTCGGATATGCAATAACGACTACTCCTGATCCACCTGCTCCACCCGGATTACCTGGACCACCATCTCCAGCTCCACCACCGCCTCCACCTCCAGTGTAAGAACTACCTGGATTTCCGGAACTAATTGATCCGCCTGGACCACCACCGCCATTACCACCAGATCCTCCTGGCGCATTTTGACCTCCACCACCTCCACCGCCAGAATAATATATTTCTGGACCTGATATGCCTGGCGCTAATCCGGTGCCTCCAGGTCCAGCTGGAGAACCTCCTGGTGAAGTTCCAGCTGATCCCATTCCACCACCGCCGCCGCCTACCCATGGTCCAGGTCCACCACCATCTCTTCCATTTCCACCTGGATAACCTTGATTGCCTGGTGCTCCTCCCATATTTCCATTTTGTCCACCACCACCACCGCAACCACCAGACTGTGCGGGCGTTGAGTTTTGAAATGATGTACCACCACCTCCACCACCATTTCCTGTGTAAGATGCAAATGTTGATGGTGAACCAGGAGAAGATGGACCAAAGTTTGGTGATGCTCCAGCTCCTCCACCAATAGATATACTATATGGAGTTCCTTGTGATATTGGTTGTGTTCCTGTCACCATTCCACCGGCACCTCCTCCACCACCTCCTCTATCACATCCACCACCACCGCTACCACCTCCTGCAACAACCATAAATTCGACTGATGGTGGTATGGCTGCCTGTGTTGTTATTTGATTACTAGAAGAAGATGATGAACTATTACCCACTGAGTTAGTCGCATAAACGGTGAATGTGTATGACGTAGATGCAGATAAACCAGAAATGGAAATAGTACCAGAACCTGATTGTGATAGTGTTCCTGTCACTCCACCGGGTGAAGATACTGCCGTATAGGATGTGATTGTTGCACCACCATTAAATCCTGGCGCAGAAAATGATACGGTTGCTGTTGTTTGTCCAGTCGCAGATGCAGAACCAATTGTTGGTGCGTTAGGTACAGTTATAGGAGTTACACTATTACTAGAAGAAGATGATGAACTATTACCCACAGAGTTAGTTGCATAAACAGTAAATGAATATGTTGTTCCTGGAGTCAATCCGCTGACATTAATCGTACCAGATCCTGCTTGACTTAATGTGCCAGTAATATTGCCAGGTGAAGACACTGCCGTATAACTCGTAATCGGTGTACCACCATTTGATGCAGGAGCAGTAAACGATATAGATGCTGTTGTGGAACTAGTCGCTGTTGCAGATCCAATAGTTGGTGCACCAGAAATAGAGTATGTCGTTATAGAATTACTTGATGAACTTGCATTACTTTGTCCAGCAGCATTTACTGCCTTAACTGTGAACGTGTAAGATGTTCCAGTTGTTAATCCTGTCATATTAATTGGTGAACTAGAACCTGTTGCAGTAATATTACCAGGTGATGATGTTGCAATATATTGTGTGATTGGTGAATTACCATCATAAACAGGTGCAGTAAATTCCACAGTTGCCGTTGTTGAACCTGTTACTGTTGCGGTACCAATCGTGGGTGCATTTGGCACAGTTTTAACATAAAATAGAAGTGTTCTAGTTGCAGTTCTATTTGTTGTCGCAGATGTTGCAGTTATTAGACTTGTTGTGTTTGCTTGAGTTGATAGTGTTCCTGTAATGGTGTTTCCAGAAATACTCAGTCCGCCTGGTAATGTATTTGCAGTATATGTTATTGATCTACCTGTTGCACTTGTTGCATTCAAAGATTGTGTGATTGAAGATCCAACATTACTATTAATTAATGTATTATCTGCTGGTGAACTCCACGTAACAACATCTGGATTAATTTGAAAATTAATATTTCTAGTTGCAGTTTTGTTAGAAGTTGCCGCCGTCGCAGTAATTAATGCATTAGTTGTTCCTGTTACAGTTGGTGTACCAGAAACAGTATTACCACTTATACTTACACCAGTTGGTAGTGTGTTTGCCGTATATGCAACTGAACGACCAATCGCAGAAGATGCAGCAAATGCTTGACTTATTGAACCGTATTCATAACTAGTTAATGTTGTTCCGTTCGCAGGTGAACTCCATGTAACAACATCTGGATTAATTGTAATACTGAATGGACGAATTACACCTTGATTCTCTGCATCATATGCTTCAATAGAAAATGAATATGTTGTTACTCCAGAAACTGAACTGGATATACCAGTTATTGCACCCGTGTTTGCATTTAATGTTGAACCAGATGGAAGTGTTCCACTCGATAATCTGTATCTAATAGTGGAGTCACTTGATGCAGATAGAACAGTAACATTAGAAGATAACTCTACGGTTTCATATGATGTGCCAATAGATCCAGATGCAGTTGACCACGATGGTGTACCAGAATAACTAACACCAGGAATATAGAATGCTGTACCACCGTCTGGATTATAAACATAAAGATCATATGTTCCAGCACTCTTTGCTGGGGCAGAGAATGTTACTTGAGATGAAGAAACATATGTTACAGGAGTTACTATTGATGTGTCTAGATAAACATAACAACCAGAATTAAAGTTTTTACCATTGATTGTTACAGTCTGTCCACCAGCAGTATCGGTTGCAGTATCATCACCGACATATACAACAGAAGATATTGTGGGAATATCTATCTTAATAGATATCTTATCTGATGTTATTGAATTTGAACCAAACGCACTTGTTCTTGCTTTATTTACCATACATCATACAACGATATAATTCTTCTGTAATTTAACTGTGCTTGTATCTGATGCACTTGTGCCTGTTAACAATACATTACCAGAAGAAATGCTAGAAGTAAAATTCACCAGTTGAGAAGCACCAGTATATATTGTTCCGTACGTGACTATGTATGATGTTGTTCCATTATGAAGAATAATTACTTCAGATGCTTGATATTGACTTCCGTTTGTAATCGAGAGTATATATTTACCAGTTCTATACTTTGAAATTTCAAATTGATCAATTGTAGTTGCAGATGTTCCAACGGAAACTGCTGCAGCAGAACTACCCGAAATTAAATGTGAAAGATACTGTGTATCACTTATTGATGTATTTGATCCAGCAGTTGAAGTAAATGTGATTGTATTTGTTGACGGATTTGTCGTGATTGTCATTCCAAAACCAGCAGCGAATGTCATTGTCGAATTATTACTATTCGCTACAACTGGAGATTGGCCACTCACTACAAAATTAGAGAAAGTATTTCCTATAGTTCCACCACCACCAGATGATGCAAACGTAATAGTTCTTGTAGATGCATTTGTTGTCAATGTCATTCCAGAACCAGAAGCCAGAGTTAATACTGATGGTCCTTGTGGAAAAATAGAAGATTGTCCAGACACATTAATCGATGTGAATGTGTTTGTTGCAAGAGGAGATGTTGCAGTGAATGTTCTAATCTCAAGAATAGAATTTGCAGGAAGATTACTATCGAATGTTAGAATGTTTCCGTTATTGACCAGATATGCATTTGTTGGTTGAACTAGTCCATCAACTACAACAAAGATATCATTTGCAGATGCATTATTTGCTAGTGCAAATCTTGATTGTGATCCGTTTGCAGTGAATATTTGATTGACTTGTGGATTACTTGCAAAAGGAGTGCCGTCATAGAAATAATATCCACTTGAATATACTGTGGAAGAATAAATTTTATCTGTATATACATTACCAGTAATGGATGTGTATCCGTTGCCCGCATACGAGTTACCGAATGTACGAACATCGATAACAGCATTAGCATCAGGCGCTGTATAAAATTTAAGATTTAATCCATCAACATAATAATGATCTAATGGCTGTTGAGGTACAGTATCGACAAGAACTAATATATCAGTTGCAAGAACATAACCGTTTAGACCAAAAGATGTTTGTGATCCATTTGCAGTAAATGTCTGTGCAAGAATTGGAATAACATTCGACAGTGGTGTTGCAGTACCAAATGTACGAACAGAGATAATAGAATTTGCATCTGGTGCTGTATCAAATGTCATTATTGCGCCAGACATTGTATAGTCAACGTTTGGAATCTGTGGAATATTCTCAACAGTTACGAGAATGTCAGTTGCAGAAACAGTTGAACTTAAAACAAAAGAAGTTTGCGCACCGTTAGCCGTGAATGTTTGACTTAGAAATGGTACTGTATTACCATAAGATGAAGATATGGTGATTGTATTTGATGTACCATTTGTGGATAACGTAATGCCAGAACCAGCAGAGAATGTTAGAACTGCATTATTACTGTTAGCGATTGCAGTCTGTTGTCCAGACACTGCAACACGAGTAAATGCATTAGATGCACCACCAACTGTACCGCCCGAAGATGTGAATACGTTGCCGTTTGCATCAAAGTAATAAGAAGCATAAACTGCATTTGCTCTTATTGTTGTTGTTAGTATACCTGTACTATTGATCGATGTATTGCTGTTGCCGATTACAACGTTGCCAGTAAAAGTAGATGTATTACCAGTTACTGTAATGCCATTAGATGATTGAACACCTGATGTAACATTCAATGAATAAACAGTTAAAGAATTACCAGTAATATTACCTGATACTGTTAGATTATTTGATGTTAGAATGTTAGCAGTTAATATCTTACCGACAGTTACATTGCCAGTGAAAATAGAATCTGTGCCACCAACGTTTAGATTTCCACCAATACCTGTGCCACCAACGACAGTTAATGCACCAGTTAAATTAGAAATAGATGCATCTGCACCAGTAACTCTTAGAACAGGACCAGCAGCACCAACATCTTTAATAAAGATGGTGCCGGTCATTGCAGGAGTATTCTGCGACTTATAGAATAGTGTGTCTGGTGCATCAAATGGAACTGGGAATGTTATCGTCCCCGCATCAGTTCCGTTATTGATTACATTTGAATATGCGTTTGTGCTACCAGAAGATTGATCTGTCTTGATCCAGAGTGGATTACCAGTAGATGTTACTGCAAATCTATATGTGAAACCACGAACAAGTGATAGTGTTGGATTATCAGCACCATTAAATAGGAATGATGATGTACCATTGCTCGTGACGTTGTATGTGTTTGCACCATAAAAATACCCAGTGAATTCACCCTGTGTATTAATGATACCAACATCACCTACCGCAATGCCACTATCTATATTAAACGCTTGAATTATAGCCAAGGTCTATTCTTCCCTTTAATTTTATAATATTTATTTGCGAATTGTTGTTCGGTGCATCTTCAAAGTGGTTGCTGAAAATACAGGAGTAAACTTCAGAGTTAACGCACCAGCAACAACAGAAGCATCAAATGTACCAAGAACAACAGAACTCTTTACTGTACCAAACTGTGATATGTATGCATTTGTATCATCATGAATCATCGTTAATTCAGTTGCATGATATCTAGTTCCAGAAGTCATTTGAATAAAATACTTAGCACTTCTGAAATTAGCAGCAGAGAATTGATCAACAGTAACTTGAGATAATCCTGACGTTGTAAATGTGTTTGATGACATCCAAGAGATTGGATTCAAATAGATGCCATTGTTTGCAGTAATAGAATTTACGTTTGATGTTCCATTTACTTTACTGTTTCCAAGAACTAAGATATTACCGTTAGCTGTTATATCATTATCTGATTGAATGAAATTGGCACGTAGATTCGATGTGGTGGTAATATCACCCGATACAGATAGAGCACTTTGAATCGTAACATTACCAGATAGGATTGTGTTGCCGGTAATCGTTGCTTCATCTAACGTAACTTTGACGTTACTTGTTAGTACAGAATCTCTAATGATGGAATAACTAACAGTAGACATTCCAAGCATGTTGTTGCCAACAGTAACATGCTTGAGTGTTACGTTGCTGATCGCACCACCGATGATATTGACTGCATCAGCATTCTGCATACCAAGTGTGCCGATACCTAAGTCTCCAGCAGGAATTGATGCCACGGCAGTGAATGCACCAGTACCATTACCTTTGATATAACCAGTTAGATTGTTTGTGCCAGTACCACCCTGTGATACAGCTAATGGTGTGACAAGACCAGTTAGACGAGTAATATCAGAGTTGACGCCAGACTTTGCAGCACCAAGATTAGTTCTCGCTGCACCGATTGTTGTTGCAGCAGTACCACCTTTAGAGATAGGAACTGTACTTAATGCAAGATTGAATGTTCCTGCAGCAGTGATTGGCGATCCGGATACAGAGAATGGTTCACCTGGATCAAACTCAAGACCGACAAATGTTACTGTACCAGTTCCAGGAACTGATTGCCAGTATGCATTTCCACCATCTGTAAAGAGTACATAACCATTGTTATTTGCCTGAGAAGGCAACAAATTGTTGATTGCATTCGCTCTGGCAGTAGCACCAGTACCACCATTCGCAACTGCAAGTCCATTGAAAGGAGTATTGATAAAAACAGTTTGTCCAACATTCGCTGTCGTTACTGTGAAACTTGTACTAACTACATCACGAACAACACCTTGTGATGTTGCAGTCCATGCAAGTTCATTATTGCCAACGTGAGTAAGAACTGTATTCGAGATACCATTTGGAGAAGGATATGGATATTCCCACTCAAGAGAAATATCAGAACCTGGATCATATGGATTAGCTGGTCTATATCGTAAGAATGGTGCCAACAAATAATTATTTGATGAACCGTTAGTATAATTTATACCACGTGTGTTTGCAAATACGGCATTAGAAGAGTGTGTATTTGGAGTGGTGTATATTGAACGCCAAGTAATCTTATCTAATGTAGCAGACGCTGGTGGATTCCAAAATGTTAGAACTTGTCTATGTGTGGGCGACTCGGAGTCTAGTTTTAGTAAATTCGATTTCGCATTTCTTCTATTGATATCATTATCAAGTGAACCACCCGCTCCTGTTCCACCATTCGTTAGTGGAACAACAACGCCAGGAATTAATCCACCCGCAGCACCCGAGATGTTACCTGAGATAACACTACCGGGAATATGAATGTTCGATGTCATCCGTGCGCCGGCAGTATTGCCATTCACATAGACATAACCAAATGATAGTGCGCCGTTACCGGTGCCACCATTTGCAACTGGTACTTCACCCAGTTTCATTGTGATGTTACCGGCAGCAGTAATTGGCGAGTTACCGATTACAATAGAGTTATCTGCCGGTACACTAATACCAACAGATGTTACTGTACCAACACCAGAAACGGATACCCATTCAACATCAGACGAATCTGATTTAACAAGGAGTGCTTTACCATTATTACCGTCATATGATGGCAACAGATTGATCATAGCGCCAATTCTGTTATTAGCGCCAGTACCACCGTGTTGAACATTCATGTTTGATAACAACAGATTGCCAGAGATTGTATTACCTGGAATATGAATGTTAGCAGTTACAATCGTTCCATTACTGGATAGATAACCAGAACCCATGTTTGGATTACCAGTACCACCCTTCGTCAACTGAACGACTGGCAACTTCGAATGAGTAATAGTATTCAGAGCAATGTTAATTCTACCATTGCTTGTGATATAACCTACTGAATTGCCAGCAGTATTATAGTTGATGATAGTGATATCAGAATCAGTTGCTTCACCGCGAACACCAATAACAGTACCACCACCAGCTAATGTATTCCATTGAATCTGACCATACTGGTCCATCATCAACGCCATACCGACGTTAGCAGTATCATATCTGTTATTTGCGTAGTCGTAACCAACATCGATTACTGCCTTCCACTGTGCCTGACGAGTCCAGTAATTTAAATCTTGATTGTATGTTTCAGTAACAGTTAACTTCTGACCATTTTTATTCACCATCGTTGGATATGGTGACTTAAAGTCTATGAAATCACTAGTGCCAGCATATGTTGCACCGATTGGAGCATCTGGCATTTTCAAAGTCAGAACATAATCTGTGCCAAAACCTTGAGTATAAACTGTGGCACTATTTTGTGATGGCCAAGATAGTTGATCACCATATGTGCCAGAATATGTTACGCCATATTGATCTGGTTTTAATAGAAGATTCTTCTTAGCGCCCAATCTACCATAATAAGCGCCACCGGAACCTACTCGTCCATCATATGCACCAGTGCCACCATATGCAACTCTTATACCTTTGGTTAATCCAGCAAGTTCTGTGATATTTGTGTTAACACCTGCACCTGCAACACCAAGTGCATCAAGGAGATCGGCAGTATTTGTTACACCTGTGCCACCTCTATTGATTGGAATTACTGAAACATCAATTTGTGGATTACCATTTGCACCAGTTCCATTTGTTACAAATAAACCCGCTTGTGCATTTGCGGTAATTGTTCGTTGGACAACACTACCATCTTGAGTTTTAGTTAAAAGACCAGCTGTGTTACTGAGATTGCTTATGGAAACACTATCGCGGCTGATTACTCTTTCCCACAATAATGGATCTGTATCAACAACAATTGGATCAAGAGTTTTTAATATCCACACGGACTCTTGATATTGAATACCATCGGAGACTGCAACCATCGTACCACCAACTGTGTTAGAGTCGATGTTCATATCAGTTGATCTGATATAATTTTGTCCCTCACCTTGGAACACATAGATACCGTTGTTTATCGGACTATCTTGACCTGTGAATAGAACACGATCATATAGTTGTAGAACAACACCATCATATACACTCAAATTCGATCCGTTATTTGCAACAGCAGATACAGAAGTGTTTGATGTTACAACCGATCTGACTGGTTGAAGAACTGCACCGAAAGGAACTTTGTCTGAGGTTGCAACAGCTCTTCTATCATTATCTTCAACAGTAATATAAAGTTGACCGCCATCAAACTCAAGATCACCATTTAGAGGATCAGTCTTTAGTGTACCTGCTGTAAACTTGAATGGAGAATCTGTCGTACTACCACGCCCAGGTCTAATCGTAGTATTGTTTGCCATGGATATATCACCATTGACAGTCAATCTAGATCCTACATTAGCTTGTCCAGCAACAAATAATGTATTCGCAGAAATTCTATTTCTAGATGCAATACCACCATAGACAATTAGTGCGCCTGTTGTAATTCCTTCAGATGTAGTATTATTTGTAATCTGAACAGGAATAAATGTCGATGCACCTTGTTCAGTGACCGATTGTAATGTGGGCGTTATGTTTGCCGTAGCGAATGCTGCATCAAGTCTTGTAGCAATATTAGTACCATCACTCAGCGTAATCGATCTCGCATTTACAGAGTTTGCTGATACGTTACCTGTGATGATAACTGATTTACCAGTATTGGCACCTGAAGTGAAACGAACAATCTCACTGCTCTTGCCCATGCCGTTTGCGGAGATAACAACATCATTGTGATAAGATCCAATGATTGTGTTACCACCACGAGTTGTGGTATTGCCGTGTGTGAATAAGTATCCGTCATTCTTTTGAATGATATCAAACTCTTCACCAACATAGTTGTAGTTGCTACTTGCAAGGCCTAAGTCTAGATATCCATCTGTTGGTGAACCATTGTCAGCAGTAATGAACACATCAAACGATGCATTAGCGCCAGAGTTAATATTTTGCATATTAAGTCCAGCATAACCATTATAGTTTGCAGACAACTGCTGAACCATCTGTGGTTCTACAAGATATCCTACTGGAATACCAGCATACAGTGCATTGAATCCGTTAGCAGTATAACCAAAGAATTGACCAGCGTTACCAGAAACAGTAACAGATGTTACGTTGCCGATGAAGTTGACGTTACCTAAAACACTCAGATCATTTTGGATGATTACGTTGCCAGAAATTGTGCCGCCAGATAAAGATAACTTCGTATTCGCAGCATTAAACGCAGCTTGTGCCAGTACAGATCCTGAATTAGCCTGACCTGATCCAGAGTTAGCAACAGCAAAGGCTAGATTGGCAAGATTGTTTGCAGTAACTGCCTGTGCATATGCTAAATTTGCGATTGCATTTGCAGTATTAGCCTGTGCATATGCTGCATTTGCTGTAGTTGTATCAATGTTTGCAGTGCTTACATTTGAAATTCTACCATCAGTGCCAATCGTAATGATAGGAATCTGATTGTTTGCACCATATGTTCCTGCATTAGATAGAATTCTTGACAACGAAAGATTTATTGTCTTTGTCGTTGTATTTGAAACAATTATAATACCATTTGCTACGTTAGCATTAATGTGTACCGTATCTGCATTCGAGGTTGCAGTAATCGCATTACCGTTTGCAACAATTCTATAGAATGCAAGTGATGCTTTCGAGTTTGCAATTTGTCTTGCAACTCTATCAATTGCACTTGGTGGTGCGGTACTGACAAGAAGATAAACGGTCTGACTCTTGTATTGTGGAACTGAATCCGAAACTGTAATAACGTATGGTGAATTAACAGCAGTAACTGAAGATACACCACTAATCGTACCAGTAATCGTATCAAATATTAATCCTGTTGGCAGAGTACTTGGAGAAATTGCGTACTTGTATGTTCCAGTACCACCTGAACCAGCGACAGGTGTAACACTGGTGATATCTCCTTGATAAATGTCTACGTTTGAAACTTGCAGCACTGCCTCTAGAGGAATAGGCATAGTTTCGGCAACAGTCATAAAGAATGTTGCTTGTGCAGTCTGATTTGCACTATCAGATATATTGACAGTATATAAAGTATTCGCTGTTGTGTAATCTGATTTTCCTGTAATTTCACCAGTTGAAGTGTTTAATTTCAGAATATCAGGTAAAGCAGGAGATATACTATATGTTAATGGATCAAAACCACCAGTAGCTACAATCGGAGTAAATTCATCAACAAGTTTATATTTAACTACAGTCTTAGTTGGAGTGTTTACAGTTGCAGACAATAATGGAGCAGAAGCTGTAAGAAAGAATGTACTACTCGTACTATTATTTAAAATGTCTGTTGCTGTGATTGTGTAAGATGTATTTGTGCTGAGTGAGGTTGTCAGACCAGTAATTGCACCGGTTGTTGCACTTAATTTTAATCCAGTTGGCAAACTTGGACCAATAGAATATCTTAGTGGTTGATATCCACCAGTTGCAACAACTGGAATAACTGATGTTAATGCTAGTGATGTTGTAACATTGACCGAAGGAACAACTGTATTTGCAACCAATGCTGGTGGAACTGTAACACCCATAATAAATGTATTGGTGTTTACTTTTCCTTCAGAGTCAGTAATAGTAATTGTGTATGTTGTATTTCCAACTATACTTGCTGAGTTACCAGTAATAAGACCACTGTTACTATTGATCTCAACATACTCTGGCAAAGTAGGCGAAACAGAATATGTGTATGGTGTAAATCCACCTTTGGCTTCTACTGGTGTAAATGGTGTTAATACCAAATATCGGTACAACTGAGTGTTGCCGGTCGTTGTTCTGTTTGCCAATAATGGTTGATTGATCGACGTTAGATAGAATGAACTATTACTGTTTTGACTTATAGCATCAGTAGCAGTAACAACATACAAAGCGTTCGCGGATTTCTCAGACGATAGACCAGATATTACACCATTGTTTTTATCGAATATTAAACCAGTAGGTAATGTTGGTGTTATTGAGAATGTAAGTGTTCCAAATCCACCAGTTGCTGTGACTGGAGTGAACGGTGTATCATCTACTAACTTGATGACAGTCTTGACTGGAATTACAGTAGTTGTCGCCAATACAGGAGGAACTTCAACCGTCAATACAAATGATTTAGATCCAGATTTGCCAGATGAATCTGTTACTGTTATAGTATGAGTAGTTGGACCAACAGAAAATGTTGCAGTTCCAGTAATTTTACCAGTCGTTGCAGATAGTGACAGTCCTGCTGTTAGTGCAGGAGAAACTGAGAATGTATATACTCCAGATCCACCTGTCGCAGTGACAGGAGCAAACTCTGTTGTTGCAACGCCTCTAAATATTGATTGTGTTGGTATTGCTTGTTTTACTACTAGAGTTGGACTATCGATTGTGAGTGAGAATGTACTGTTACTAATTTGTTGTGCTTGATCACGAACGGTAACAATATAATTATTAGCATTTGCAAAAGATGCAGCAGTTCCAGAAATCGCACCAGTGGCAGCATTGATTGCTAATCCAGATGGTAAAGTTGGAGTAGTGCTCCAAGATAATGTGCCATAACCACCAGTTGCAGTAACTGGAGAAAATGCAGTTGCCGGTTCGCCTGCCACAACATTCTGCGAAGGAATTACTGTGGTTGTAACAAGTGGAGTTGGTGCATTAACGGTTAGATAGAATGTCTTATTAACACTGGTTGGTGTTTGATCTGTTGCCGTAATTACATATGTTGTATTCGAATGTACTGCATTGGCTGTACCATCAATCTCACCAGTTGTTGTTGAGAAAGTTAATAGTGGATGTAATGCAGGCGAAATAGAATATGTAATCGTACCTGTTCCACCCGTTGCCGTCACTGGAATGAAAGCATTTACTTCCACATTTGAAGTAATAATTTTTGATGGAATTTCTAGAGTAGAAGATAGTGCTGTTGCCGCAACAGAAAGTGAAAATGTTTTACTACTAGTTTGTGATGCTTGATCCGTGACTGTAACAGTATATGTTGTTACAGAACTGGTTGCAGTTGGAGTTCCAGATATTGCACCATTCGTTGTAGAGAATGTCAGTCCTGTAGGCAGTGCTGGTGAAATAGCATATGCTAGTGTTCCAAATCCACCGGATGCGGTGACTGGTGTAAACGTTGGTGCTAAAATATTCTTAGTTAATGTAGTAGTTGGAACTACTTGTGTTGTTGTTAATGCAAGTAGTGCATCAACTACAAGCGTGAAGGTAGCAGTCGCTGTTAATGGTACTGCACCCGCATCTTTAATTGTAACCGTATACAGTGTTGAAGAACTTGGTACAGTTGCAGTACCAGTAATTGCACCAAGTGAAGAGAAAGTTAATCCAGCAGGCAGTGCTGGTAAAACTGTAAATGTTAATACTCCTGTACCGCCTGTTGCGGTCACTGGAGTGAACGATGTTGTTGCAATGTTCTGTTGTAACGTCTTAGTTGGAATAACAGTCTTTGCAATCAAAGGAATGGATTCAACTGATAGTGAGAATGTTTCAGATTTAGATTGAGGAGGAGATCCAGAATCTGTAACTGTTACTGTGTATGTCGTTGCAGGCGATGCGGTAGCACTAGTACCTGTGATTTCACCAGTAGATGTGTTGAGTGTGAATCCAGTAGGCAACGGTGGAGCGATTGCGAATGTTATTGCACCGGATCCACCAGATGCAACAACTGGAGTATATCCCGATTCGGCAACACCAACCGTTTCAGTCTTAGTTGGAACTGATTGAGTTAATGCTAAAATAGATGCAGTTGCTGTACTTAAACTAAATGAAATTGATCCAGATAAACCAGAAGAATCTGTTACTGTGACTTTATAAGAAGTTAGAGGTGTTGCTGCTGACGCTGCACCTGTGATCGACAATTTAATACTATTATAAAGTGATCCATTAACTGTGATTGTCGAGAATACTTTATTTAAAGTTAGTCCAGCAGGCAGTGCAGGAGAAATGCTATAGTTTAATCCAACAAATGTACCAGATGTGCTATACGAAGTTGCAATTGCGCCACCGCCATAGACTGTTCCAATATCAAAGTCAACAGTTTGTGATAAATTTAAATTCTTAGTTGTTATTAATGCAGAAGAAACTAATGGAGGAACAGAAGTTGGAACAACTGGATTTGTTCCAGTATACTTACTCCATAATTTGATAACAGCAGGTTTTGTTAAAACAACCGGAGCACCATTGACTACAAAGTAATCACCAATAGAATATTGAGGTAGATTCGTTGAAGGTTGTGTTGCTGGATACGGAGAATAAAAAATTGCCATATTTTTCTATTAAAACCTAACTGTTAAGTCTTTGAAATCATTATATGTAGTGAAGTCAGTATAGATGTAGATGCTATCTGTTGTGTCATCATAATAGAAGTCACCAGGTATCAAAGTATTTATATCTAGATTTGCAGCCCAGTCAACGTTCGTTATGAATCTCGCCGCACGATTACTTTGTGCCCATGTGTTGCTGCCAAAAAATATTGAGCCACCAATATTAATTGATACATTAGCGAAAGCAACATTACCTGAAATGATATTATTTGCAAAAGCGAATGCTGCATCTGCATTAATTGTTGCAATATTTGCCTGACGGTATGCAGCATTCGCAACAATGAATGCTATGTTTGCATTTGCAGTAGCACTATTAGCCTGACGGTATGCAGCATTAGCAATCGTTAACGCATTATTTGCATCGGTGGTTGCAATATTTGCTTGTGCGTATGCCGCATTCGCAACAGTAAATGCAATGTTTGCGTTTGCCGTCGCACTATTCGCCTGTAGATATGCAGAGTTGGCTATTGTGAGTGCGTTGTTTGCATCTCTTGTTGCAGTATTTGCCTGAGTATACCCACTATTTGCAATTGTCAGAGCATTGTTTGCATCTCTTGTTGCAGTATTCGCCTGTTCATAAGACGCATTAGCAATTGTTCCAGCATTATTTGCATCTTTTGTTGCAGTATTCGCCTGATTATACGCAGAATTGGCAATTACAATTACGCTATTTACAACACCAAATACAGTATTGATTGTTTCTAATACTGATTTACCACCAATTTCAATAATAAAAGATCCATTAGTGGTAGTGTTCGAACCGATGTAAAGAGTATTCGATACGAACGAGTATGCTAACTGACCATCTAGAAGATTATTTGGTGTCGTATTGGCATACGATCTTAATATTTGAACTGATGAGTTATTTGCTGCCATTAAAAATATCCATCATCGATTACGTATGGACTAAAAACAAAAGTATTAGTATTCGCTTGATATACTAGAACATAACCATCTTGAATGCCAGTAATACTAACATCAGATAGATTTTTTAGTTGCGATACACCACCACCACCGGCAGTACCGATTGTAACTCTAGCAGTCTCTGGTCTTTGTGATCTAACAGAAATTGTACCGATCGTTTGAGTTGCCATCTTTGTTTACCTAGTTACGTTAGGAGAAACTTCAGCAATACCCTCAAGAATTCTACTCTTATTTCCAGTGCCATCATTGATTAAAAGATCATAAACATACCGACCGGGTGCAATATTAGATGTGGTATTAGCATCTAAAGTTAATGTTATTGATCCAGTGGAAGTATTTATTGCAGTCGTAAAAGTTGCAGTCGTGTTTGCAGAGTAGTAAGATTTTCTAATCTGACTAGACGCAGAAAAATTCATTAGATTATATGATGCACCATAAGTGTCATCTAATGTCACACTTGTTGAGAAAGAAGAACCTTTCTCAATATACAGGTAATAATAAGAAGCACCCATTCGAATCCCCTCTTCTTTAAATGATATTTATGTCAAGAGGGATTCTTTAATTTCTCTATTTCTTCTTTTAAAGATGTTACCTGAGAATTTAATTCTTTGATGGATTCAATCAATAATCCTACCATGTTTCCATATGCGACAGTATACATGCCACTGTGAGTTGTAGACACAGCTTCTGGTAGAACATTAATCAATTCTTGTGCAATCACACCAGTCTGAGAACCAACATCAATATCAGTTCTTTCAAAAGTATATCCAGATATCTTATTCACTTTTTCTAGAGCATTTTCAATAACTTTGATATTTTTTTTCAGTCTCGCGTCAGAGTATGCAGTTACGTTGCCGCCGCAAGTTAAGTCTGTTCCATTATAAGTTAGTCCAGAACCAGTTGCTAGTGCTGATCCAGAAGATGCATACACAACACCACCAGAAGTAAATGAACTTAGTCCAGTACCACCTTGGTTTGTCGGTACTGTTCCAGAAGATGTTAACTTCTTGTTTCCATCCGTGAATACTGGTTTGGTTGCAGTGAGTGTTGCAGCAGTAATATCACCGGTGATTACTGCCTCAGATCCAACATATAGTTTTTTAATAATGCCAACGCCACCACCAACAACTAATGCACCAGTGCTAGTTGAAGATGAATCTGTTGCAGAGAAAATTGTTGCATTAGCACCAACGTTTATAAAACTGTCAGTAGAGATGCTTCCGTTTGAATATATTCTCTTAGCAACGCCAAGACCGCCTTTTACTACTACTGCACCAACAATTGGACTTGCTGCATCTGTAGTATTATTTGCATAAATAACACCGTTTGATGAGATGCTTCCAGTAACATTCAATCTCAGTGCAACTCCAAGACCGCCCTTAGTCTGTATAGCACCAGTAGAATCACTGAAAGATTCTGCTGCATAATTTACATAGAGTGGACCGGAAGAACTTATAGATCCATCTGAATGTATACTAGTACCTGCAATTAAATTAGCAACACCAAGACCACCAGCAACTACTGCTGCACCATTATTGTATGAAGTTGATTCTGTTGTGTCATTTACCTTGAATATGCCGCCAACATTCAACCTTTTAGTAATACCAACTCCACCAGCAGTTACTATTGCACCCGTTGATACAGATGTTGATTCATTTGTGTTAGCAAAATATGCTGAACCAGTTACTGCTAAATTTGCACCAAGTGTTGTGTTGCCAGAAACAGTTAATCTTTGACCAATATCTACGTTTGCAGAAACTATCATCGAGTTTGAGATGTTAACTTTACCGCCAAGTTGAATCTCAGCAGTTGATTGTACCTTCATAGTGCCACCAATATAGATATCACCACCGATACCCATACCACCAGTGACAACAAATGCACCAGAACTAATTGATGTCGAATCTCTACTGTTAGGAATTACAACTGTACCAGATGCATCAAGATAAATGTCATCACTTGTGTCGTTAGTAACTTGAATGTGTAACTTTCTTGCATCACCAGCAGTCGCATAGTACTTAATGTTTGCAGAATCGCCAGTCGTTCCGCCCAGAAATGAAATACCATTTGATCCAGATCCAAAAGTTGGCATAATCATACCGCCAACTAGAAGATTACCAAGAATGTTTGCAGTACCATTAGCTAAGAAACTAGTTCCTGTATTCGAAAGATAAAGTTGTCTTTGTACAGTTAAATCATTCTGAACTGTTGCAGATGATCCAGAACCGGCAACAGTTAAGACACCCTGTACGATTGCATCATTCTTGACCAGTAGACCCGTGCCAGAACTATTAATTGTGAACGTGCCAGAATCTTTGATGTAGTTGTTCGCACCAATATCATTGGTTTCTGCCAGAACTTTGTTCGTCGTGACAACCCAATCACCAAAAGTATTGGCATATCCTAATGGTACTACTTGATTAGACATTTTTATCCTTGATTAATTCTGCTAGTAATTGTTTAATCTCTGACATATCACTCTTGATCGTTGAAAGTTCATCATTTAATTTATTTATTTCTTGTTTCTGAGTCTTCAACAATCTGACCTTCAAGTAGTATTCATTTCTTTCCGTATAGTCAGTGCTTGAGAGTTGCATTGTTCTAATGTCTCTGACAAAATTAGCACCCTCAATCTTGACTAAGTTTTCAGACATATCAGATATCACCCGTAGGTAATGCAATAACTCTCAAATCTTTGACAAATGGTGAGAAAGTCGAATCTGCCGATGCCATTACAATTTTAATGGCATATTTGTAGAAGTCATTAAATATTAATCCAGTCTTTGGATTAGTATATGATACATAGTTTTGTGAAACACCAGCAGTACCTGGTGCCAATTCAAATTCAATCAAATCGTCTCTTGTTGCAGAATATCTAATAGATTTACTAATCGAAGTCATTTGTTGCCAATTCGCTTCTTCAATAATCAGAGTATCATCTCTCGAAATAATCTTATAGTAAACAAAGATCTTTGTATTCGTTGGGCGATATGCAGTAAGGAATACACGTAGATCACCAGAATCATTACCGGCAGCGAGAGTGACTGGATATGTTTGATATCTAACTAGTCCATTACCACCAGAGACTGATGTTTCACCATATACTACTACGTTTGCAGGAGTAGTGTTTGCGGCAGAGATCGAGATTGTTGGATTCTTAGAGTATCCAGAACCAGGAGTAGTGACATACACACTAGTTAATACACCTGATGTAATATAACCCTCAACGATTGCCTGAACACCATCTGCTTCGTTTGGCGCCGACACAGTGATATTGCCCGATATCTTTCCGTTAGCGCCGCTTAAATATCCTCCACCTCCACCAGTAATAGTAATTATATTATTTGATATAGGCATATTATTAATAATGTTCTTGATCACAAAGATATTAGTGCCATCATCAGAAATAACCGGTGAAACTCTTTCATCTTCAGTTGTTAATTTTGCATTTAAATAAAAAGAATTTCTTGTATCGTTAAGAGTAAGAACTCGTTTGCCGTTGTTATCATTCAAGTAGATGTTATTGACAGCTCGAGTTGCATAATCACCAGGATTTACAATCTTAGAAGCTTCAAGTAAGAATGTAGTATTCAACATTGTTTGCGATGTGTATACAATATTTGTTTTCTCTGGTTTATGGTGTGATGTTGAAAGATTGTATTGATCGTATACAACATTGGCTGAATACTTTTTGTTCGCACTCGATTCAACGATGTTAGTTTTTTGTAATCCATCAGAAACAATAAACTTTAATGTTGGTGAAACAGAGGTATCAAAACTACATCTGTTGATTACAAACATTAAGTCTCTTGTTTGATCCGCATCATAGTTAATACCATTCTGAGATTCAAACAATGTTCCAATGTAAGGACTTTTTGCAATCTTAGATAGTGTTGTTGGTGTAGGATCTGTCGATAAATCTTTGACAGAAGATGCCAATGGTGTATCATTCTGTTGGGCGCACCACAAATTATAACCAGATGAATTGGTTCTTAGAACGAATGCATACAATTCACCAGATTTCACATACACTGGTGCTGGGAATTTAAATTCCGTGTATGTCGTTGAGTCGATATACTGTGGTGAAGTTGAAACCTTAATGTCAACTGGATATAAAACAACCTCAGAAAAGTCCAACATCTTTGCAGTTGGATATGCACTTTGAGTTGTTACGATAGCAAGATGCACTGGAATCTGAACAGTTGGTTTCGTTTTGAAGAACAATCGAATAGAACTTAGAAATACACCGTACGGATAAGATGCATCATCAATAATAAATGATTGTGCTAACGGATCTAAGATAGTTATTGCCATTTAAAATAGTTCCATATTCGTTCGTTCTGTTGACTTAACATTGTGTGAAATCAATCCTTCTGTGATATATGTATGCGCTTGATCAATCTCAAATTTAATGACTTCACCGTCACCAATGTCTGTAATAGAAACAATTTCTTTACTACTCAGATCATAAATTACATCATAGTTCATTCCCATTACAGATTCACCAACGGAAATATCACACACTTTTTTCCAAGAATCATCAGACATTAAAAATTTATGCGTAGAAGAGACTTTAAGTTTTTTACCATTAGCAAATTCAATTTCAACTTTAGGTTGAATCATTCTTTCTGCTTCTAGAATCTTGAATGTTCCAGGTTCTCTTGAGTGTTCGTGAATCGTTATAACTTTATCGCCAACATTTAAATCGCCGGCACGAACCCAATGTGAATCTTCACAGAAAATTAGTGTGTCTGGATCTGGACAACCACCACCATATGAAACATCGTTAATAGGAACTAATGTACCATTAGTGATAGCATCGAGTGCACCATCTGATTGACGATATATTTCAGTTGCTGACGTGGTTGTTCCTCGACTTGTTGTTGTCGTAGAAGCACCAGTACCAGCAGAGAATTGTGAATCAGCAGCCTTATCAAATGTACCAGAAGCAAAATAAGTTGCCTGTGCATATGTTGTTTCAGATCCTAATTGATTCACATAATTACCGGTGGTTGGATCAGTGCCAACATATCTGTTATCAAGTCTAAAGATTCTGTTACCTGTTGGGAAAATACCACCACGAAGATAGAATACACCGGAACATTTACCGATTTCATTACTTGATGGTTTTCCAATAGAATATGTACTCTGACCAGCAATAAAAGATAGTCCACCTGCACTTAATGTTGCAACTTTTGTTGTTCCATTATATGCAGTAATTGTTCTGACAGGATAATCCGCAACAACTTCATCTGTGTATGTGGTGTCGGATGAAGTATTTGTTGAAACAGTAATGATGTTAAACGTATTACCATTGTAGTAATTATTTACAGAAGATGCTCTGCCATTCAGTGTAACGTATTGTGTAGATGTATTTGATACAGCAACTTTACCAGATAGATGACCGAAAGCAGAAATAGTACCAGAATCGGTAGAGTTTACATATACACCATATGAATCATAGTATGCATTATAAAGAGTACCACCCACAACTAAATCGGTAGGAATATTATCAAAGTCATCAATGATGTAAAGTCTCATATCAACTATAGTACCAGAACCTTTCTTATATACGTCAATAATTGTTCCGGTCTTGATAAAACTAGAATTTGTTGGTTTGTATCCAACGACATCGCCGACTTTAAAATTACCAGATGTGTTTGTAACATCGATGGTATTTGGTCTTCTGATTAATCGTGTGACGCGATACTCATCAAACCATGCATCAAGTTCTGTGTCAGAAAGTAAATTCGACACATTAAAAGTGATTTGTTTCTCACGGCAGTATGGAACTACTGGTGGTATTGTTGCAGTTGTCGTTATAGTTGTTGCCATTTTTTATCTCTTAAAAATCAATTACTTGTTCAAATTGGACATACATAACATCACCGTAGTATGCAATTCTAAGTGCCATACATCCTATATCAAGTGTGTTTGTTGCGTCATAATACAATGTGTGATTGCCAGCTGTAACATATATAGAGGTCGCGTATACATTAGAAGGTGCATACACCGGTGTGTTGAAACCGTTAGTTGTTGTTACACCACCAGCATAAGCCATTCCAGATGAACCAAAAACATTAGTGCCATCTAGTGTTACGGTTCCAGTATCATCAACTGAACCTTCAAATAGATAGTATCCAGATTTAGTAAATGTGACGGTATATGTTCTGTTGAATGTTTTATTTGTTCTACCTAAATCTGCATATCCCCAAACACCAAATTCATTTCTAAATTGACCAGCATCTCCCTGTTGTGAAGTGTATACCGCAGCACTTCCAGTTGGTGGATTATTGCTCGTGAATATTGCATTAATTGATGTGCCAGGAATGGGACCAACCTTGATATACTCAGGTGGAGGTATATCTTTAGTCACAGGACCTTGACTTGATGGAGGAGTATATACATCTATCCAGTTATCAATAGCTGGAGAAATTGTCATCAGACCTTCGACGTTTCTGGTAGTGAAAGAGTTGATGTTAACTTCGCGTGATGCTAATTTCTGAACAACCAATTCTTTCTGTGTGTATGGTAGAGTGAAAACGTTTGTTGTTCCAACTTTGTGTGGTTGATAGAACAACTCAGAAACTGCCTGTTCAACTGAAATAGGTTTAGCAACAACAGGATCATAATCTTTATTGTAAAGATCGAAAGATTCTGTTGTAGTTGCAGGAGATAAAGTTCCGTTTGTCGTATCAATTTGTGCAAAGTAACTATTATTATAAGTATCTGCGACAGAGAAAGTTGTGAAGTTGTCAACAAGAATACCATTCTTGAATCGATTCAAACCAAAGTTATCTTGGATTTGTAAAGAAGTTGCAGACTGTTCAAGAAGATTTAATGATGTGTAATACTCTAGGTTCTCAATTCTTTCATTCAGTCCAGAGATATCTTTCATCAACCATGTCCTATGTGTGATAGGAATGATCGATAGATTTGGAATAACACCAGGATACTCGCCAGGAATGTATGCTGTGTATGGATCATACACCAGTTTTGCAAGTATAAGACTATTCGATTCTTCTGGTGGATATGCAGGTGTCAACGATGGTACACCTTGAACCAATTTGATAACAGAATCTTTAGTGAGAACTAATAGATCTTTTCTACCCAAATAGTAGTAGTAATCTGAAGTAAACGAAGACTCATCTTCTGGTAACAATGAACCATAGAAATTACTTGTCGTAGGAGTTACAGAATATTTAAATAAGTTTATATCAGATTGAACATTCCTAACTTGTGGTCTGAAATCAATACAATCTCTTAATTGATATGTTGTGCCGCCAGAAGATGTGAATGTTCCAATCTCTGCATAATTTTCATTTGAATATGAATTAATATTAAAGTATCCGTCACCGCCAGAATGTTCATAGTAATCAAATAGAATCCACAATCTAGTTGGAACTGGATAACCAGGTTTCAATGAAATCGATGCGTGACCATAGTATGTGTCACGTTGACCATTATCAAACGAGAAGTTATTAGTGACATCTTTATTAGTATCAGTCAACATCGATAGTGTCGGTGTTGCTGCACCAGGATCAACAATCTTGACGATTTTCTTAACGTCAGACACATAAAGAGATTGTGGAAGTCCAGATGTGACGATTGCAGAACTACTGTTAACGTAGATTTGACCCTTAGATAAATCTATTAATGTGTTAGTGTTAACAATCCCAGAAGCACCAACGATACCTAATCCATAGGTATTTGCAGTAGCTAAAGTCTTAGTCTTTCTGACATAACTTGTGTTGTCAGCACCAATAATATTCATGCGTGAGTAAATCGATGCAGTAAATGGTAACAAATCTGGTGCAGAGAATGTTGCTGTAGTCTTCTGTGAATTGACAACAACAGTTCTATTAAGTCCTGCGATTGCATTTCCAACAAAAGGAATAATCTGACCATTAGTCAAGTTTGCATTCGACTGTTTATCAGTACATACGACAATAAAGTTTTGTTTAATCGAATCGATGCTTTCAGCAGAACCAGTTCTAATAAAGTTCAATACAGATTGTGCAGCAACATCAATCGTAAGTGCTTTGTAAACACCTGTAGTAGTTGTTGTGAATGCTTGACCTCGATAAACTTGTGTAGAAACATATGATGCATCTGATACAGAAGATACATATGGATTACCAAGTTGAAAAACTAATTCTGCATCGCCCGCGTCTGCAACAAATGTATCACCAGTCGAAAGAGAACCAACCTTACTTCTGTTGTCGATCTGTGCAGAACCATAAACAGTAAATGGTGCAGATCCACCAACTTTTGCAAAACTTTCAATGTCTTTTACTGCACTCTTGATAGAGAATTTTGAAGCGTTTGTTGGCAATACAGTAAAGACTGGTGAAACTTTCAATATTTTAATTGTTGAGTTTGCAAAATATGTTTCAATAGTTCTAGTTTGCCCAGCACCAGGACCGCTATCGATAGATAGAATCATGCCACCATATAAGTTTGCCACACGGGTGCTAAATGTTGCGAGTGTATTATTATTAACAGAAACAGTGTTCGCATTAGCAAACTCAACATTTCCAGATAAAGATTTAACCGTTAAATCTGATATGTGTGCTTTGTACACATAAGATGTTGTATCAGAATCAGTTCCGCTGGTATTATAACGAAGATAACGTAATCGACCAGTCGCAGCAAGAGTTGAATTATATGTCATCGTATTCGTAGTTGTAACCATTGCTGTATTACAAATATGAAAATCGATTGCTTGTGATGTTGTCGTATCAATGTAGTCGCCGTTGGCGCCTGCAAGTGTATTCACATAGAAGTAATTACCATATGCAGGAGTAACAATATTGTTATTAATGTTTGCAGTTGTTCTTGCTCTATCGGCATCTAGTTTTAGAGTGCTTTGATTTTCTGTTCTGTAACCATGAACATACGCAAGACCAGGGCCAACATTAAGAATATACTTGTCAGTTCCTGAAGTGAAAGTATTCTTCGAAGGAATTATACTAAAATTCTTGACAACAAAGTCACCATTAGTTTCAAATGTTCTCTTTGCAAAGTAGTCATCAATCTGTGAATATGACGTAGAATTAACTTGACGAATGATTTCACCAGACTCAACTCGTGCCAATTCAATAAAGTTCGAATCAGCACCTGCACCATCAGTTGACTTCTTAGTTGTCAGAGTTAAATTGATTGTATATCTGTCTGCGCCTGGTCCTTGAAAGTTCGATGAACCTAATGCTGGATCCAACAATGTTGAATCTGTAACATAGTCTGTGACATACTCAACAATATCTAGACCAATTCTAGCGTTTGGAGTATTATCATACTTGTTTAGAATGATTGTCTGTGGTAACACATCGACAAAGTTACCAATGGAATACTTGTTGTATGTACCATCATCATTTTCTTTAGACGATGTTGAGTAACCATTGACAACATAAAATATGCCATTTGCAACTGACGCAATCGAAGATTTACCATTTGCATTTGATGTAACAGTTGTTGCAACAGTACCATTCTCTATTGTGTCTAGTATTAAAACATTAGCACTGTTTGTAAACTTAGTCGAAGAAGAATATGTTAGAATTAGAGTAGGAGGATCGCCATCAGCTACACCCTCTTCAGTTGCAACAACATAAGCTATAACTTTACCTGTAGCGTCCGTGATATATTGATTTTTAAAATCAGATGCAACGATTTCTGAACCAGCATACTCATAGTTTAGTTTTAGATATTCGACATTAGTGTCAATCGTTAACTTACCGCCTTTGATTGGCGTGTTCTGTGTGAAGAAGTGATCCGCAAAATTAGAGATTTGATTCTGAAGAATCGTCTGCGCCTGAGTTAACTCTCTTGCTTGAACTGCACGACCTGGTCTAAAAAGAATCTTGTGATAATTATTACTTGGATCAAAATCGTCATAATAGGGATCCACATTAAAATTTAACATTCTTCTAATATCCTAAAACTAGTTTAAATTGTTCAGATCCATCCGCACTTCTTGTGACAGCTTGTCTATTTTCAACGTACATCAAATATCCAGAGAATGGAACAAAGAGTGTATCATTCTTTTGTAGTGCGACTCTTGCTGTTTTAGAAGAATCACCATAAAATATTTGATTTAAGTTTGCAGTACCTTGATTATTTAGTAACTTTAATTGATTCGTTGATGTGTCGAAACTTAATGTCGTTGCAGTAAAGTATGCAGTGGCCAGTAATCCGTTGTTAGATTGAAACACAGTTTCATCTTGATTATATGTTCCAGATCCAGTCGAAACCAGATAGTCGGTTGATAGTCTGTATGTCGTTGAGTTTGCGATTATCTTATCTGATCCAAAGTAAACATACGGATTTGAGATTAGACCGATTTGTCTAAAGTCAATGTCTGTTGGTATGGCACCAGATTCAGACTTATCAAAAGATGCAGTCACCATAATGTGTCTGCAACCTAATTCAGAAATTGGATTGAATCCATGTCCACCAATAGAAGAAGGATACACTACGGCAGTTGCATTAGATCCATTTGCAGATGAGATTGTGACGTTAGCAAAAGTATAGTTCGAACCAGTATTCGAAACTGTAATATCTGTAACTACACCGAGAGAGATTGTTGCATTTCCAGAAGCATATTTTCCATCACCCGTGATAGTTACAAAGACATCAACGTTTGCTGGATCATATCCAGAACCACCATTAGTCACGTTAATAACATCAATCGAACCAGATCCAGCAAAAGTGTCAACTGCATTCGGAACTGACTGTGGTAAAGGAACTGGCATCCATGTGTCATCTAGAAACTTAATCTTGTTAGCATATGTAATCGTGTACATATACTTCCATTTGTATCCGTCACTACTTTGAAAGACATTGTTTGTATTAAATGTACCGGGTTCGAAGTATGGTTCTTTTGAAGTGATACCACCATTATTATTCCACAGGCACTTGAATACTTGATCAAATTTATTCTTGGCATAGAATCTTTTCGTAATAGTTCCGTTTGGATCACGTTGAAACATGTCAATATCATCACGATAGTAATCGTATACTTCACCTAAATTCCAATCGATTCTCTCTACAACCGGTACCATGTCATTTGAAGTAATCTTCTTCGCAATGAACATGTTTTTGTAAAGATCTTTGATGTATTTCTGTGTCTGCAATGGTGCAGGTGGATTAGTCTCAGTTGTCCACGTTTGCACCCTAGAAAGAAAACAATACATTGAATTCAAATACTCACCAGTCGAAGGAAGAATCACCGACGATGAATAATACGTTGACGTAGAATGAAATACGCCAGAGTTGTATGTTAAAAGACCTACGTTTGCTGATGCCATGTTTTAATACCGATTAAGAATATGATACTGAACAATATGTATTTGCAAGATCGCCAGCAAATGAATAATATTTAATTCTCGCTGTTGTTAGACTACCCAGTGTGAATGTTGTTGCACCGACTGTAGAGTTAACAGCAGAACAACCGTGTGTGATTGTTTTATTTGAACCACCACCGGTAGCATAATTAGTGATGAATAAAGTGATATCAGAACCTGTTTTAAAATTAGACAACGTAACTGCCATATTCGCAACAACGTTACAACGAACCCATGTGTCTGTTCCAAAATCTAATGTAATCGCTGTTTGATTTCCTGCGTAACTTCTTGTATTGAAAATTAATCCATTTGGAACATATATGGTAGAATTTGCATCGTCAATGATCGCTGTATTACTTGCTTGAATTAGATTGTTGTTTGCAAAGAGAATAGCGCCGTTTGGTTTACCATACGCTTGCCGGGCCGCAATATCAATTTGAATTTTGCCATTTGCAGTTCCGTTTGATAGAATCTTTGCCACTTGATATACGGCATTTGCTCCAGTCGGTGCTACGTTTGTTGCTTGACCAGGAGTAGTAGACAAGAAGATTATCTGTCCATTGTTGCCAAAAGAAGATGCGTCCATGTCAGACACGATTCCCTTTGTATACACAAATCCATATGCACCATTTGCAATACCAACTTTAACAAATCCTTCGACTGTTGCGTTTGCAGCAGATCCTGCATCAGCAAGAACAACATAAGGAACAGCATTCTGAGTTACTACACCAGCTAATCGTACCCATGAGTTTGAAGCAATTGCAGAACCAGTACCGTTATATATACGTTCAAATAAAACTTTCGAGATGGCTGGTCTATCACCAGTTACGTCAGTGTCTTGTACTAAAGAGATTGTATTTGCAGAGTACCAAACTTGACCAGACGTTTGTGTTGGTGAAATTAATTGTGGAAACCACTGAATAGAATTCGAAGTAGACGTTGAAGAAATAATATTAGAGAAGAACACATTACCATACAAAGTATTACATGTTAATGTACCAGTAATATTTATATCTTTCGTAAACTGAGCAGTGTTTGCTCTAAACGTATCAACGAAAATACCTTGATTGGGAGAGTTCGCAACCAGATTACCAGATAGACGAAGTTCTTGTAGTTGAATGCTCGCAGTGTTTTGAACTGCCGTGTTTGATAGATTGAATGCAGCGTTTGCATGTGTGAATGTATTATTTGCTTTATCGAATGCTGCCTGAGAAGATAACGCTGATCCACTGGCAGCAGTGGTTTGTGTAGTACCATCGGAGAACACAAAAGAACCAGTGGTCCTAACATTACTAGCCGTTAAGTTACCAGTCACACTCAATGGTTTCAAAAAATCAAAAGCAGAGTTGCTGACTCTACCAACAATGTTGTCTGAACTTAATCCACCAACCATGAAAATAATATTTGCACGAGTGGATGCTGTACCGATTATTAGATTACCTTGTGCGCTTGTCGTGGATGGACCGTAGACGTAGACATAACCATCATATGCTTTAAATGCGCTATAGTTTAATGGATCAGAGAATGTTTTGCCACTGATACCAAAGTCAATGTAACTATTTGAGTTGTCACTATCACTCGTTGATGCAACAAAGTCAGAAGATCCATTTGAATTAAAATTCTGAAGATTAATTTGTAAGAATGTGTTACTGCTTGATGCAAACTGTCCGATTACGTTTTGATAAAGAATTGAATTATTGCCTACGTTCAGAACTTCATTAGAGAATAAACCTCTGGCTAAAACATTAGCAGTAATTCTTCCAGTGATATTCGTGGGTAAATCCACACCCACAAATATTGTATTTGATGTATTACTTTGGATTGCTGCAATTACTGGCAGTTCAGAGATTTTTACTAATGACATTTTTTATCCTAAAATTAGTCGTGTTCCGTTTTGTGTTGTAATCGTGTCTCCTACCTCAGTAGTCAATTCTGGATAGAAAACAGTACCCAATGAATTATATATGAACACATCATCCGACTGAATATCTCTTCCTGTAGAAATTAAAAGAGAATTGGCAGTGTTGGTAGCGATGTTAACAGATGGAGTAACAAAAAGAACGTTGTTCGAATAACTGACATAAGTTACCGTTCCTTGATAAAAGATATTTGCACTATTGCCAACACGAATCTTATCTCCAGCACAGAAGATGTCTCTTACCTTAGTCAAAGGATACTTGTACTCTCCATTATTTATCAGATCATATCGTCCGGTTAGACTTGGAAGTGTAATCTTCGAAGACGAGTTAACTAAGTTTGCATATGCAACGTTTGCAAATCTGAGATATACATTATCTTTGATTACCGCAGTATTACTGGCATCACTAACAGATACGATTTCAGAGTACACATTTGGACCAAATTCATTATATGTAAATGAAATTCTTGCACCAACTTTTGCAATATTAGAAAGAATTGCACCAGACAAATTAGAGAACTTAATTATATTGTTACTTGGATTTTCAAACGTCGCATACATCGCTGCATTAGATGCTGTCGTTCCAGTGTAGTACGACAATGCTTGACTATTTGAAACAAACGATTCACGGTGTACAATAATCTCTTGTGTGTTTGCTTTAATGGTTGTAATTGGTTTGACTTTTGTTCCTGCTGGATGCAGAAGTCTATACAACACAGTCCTATATGCTTCAAATGATTTTTGTACTTTGAGTTGATATGTAAAACTGTTGAAATCTTCACTCTCCAATACTTGAAACGAAGAAGGAAATCCATCTTCATTTAAATACTGCCCATTACCAATAATGATACCGCCAAGAAACTTTGCAGTTGCTTCTGCTAGTCCATTACCATATGTTCTAATACCATTCTTAAATACATATTCACCTTCCGAATCAACAGTCGTATATGACGTATCAACATTCATATAAAGATTTGCAGAGTTACTTCTCGTTATAACTAAATGTCTATCTGTCTTAGTATTCGATGTGTAATTGTACACTCTGAGAAGATACTTATCGTTTGTTCTTATTTCACCGCCTGATTGTATCAATTTGATCGAATCAACATTTGCTTTGAAGACACTAGTGTTTACATTAGCACCTTGGAATACAATCTCACCTGTACGAGCGATCTTACTTCTATCTTCAATATTTGATACGATAATGTCACGAACTTTAAGTGATACTTTTGGTTGAGAGATGTAGTCTTCACCATAATTTTCAATTCTAAATGAAATGATCTGACCGATACCTCTGGCATCCATGATTGGATTAATCTGTGCGCCTTCACCTAGAACAGTAGACACATATATGTTAGCGCGAACACCGTTCGCCGTTGCAACATTTAAAGTTGGCAACTTATTCTGAATGTATCCTAATCCACCTTTTGGATATCTAATCTGTGGATTTGTATTTGCATAATTATAATCAATAGAAATGATTGTGCCAGATGCATTAACAGTAACAGATGCATTTGCACCAACTCCACCACTATAATCATTATTGGTGAATGTTACAAACTGACCATTAGCATATCCTGTACCACCATCACGAATCTTAATAGGTCCAAGTATACCTAGATTACCCAGAATACCTTTTGTCGTAGTCGAAGAAGTTGTATCGTATAATGATAATGGTTTAACCGTTGGCAATCTCTTGTATCCACTACCACCAGATTTCATCAATACGCCGCCGATCGGATACGTAGCGAAACCTGTGAATGTGAATGCATTAGCAAGTGTACATGAAACTCTTGCACCACTATTTGCTGGGAATATGTTATATGCAGAACCAATAACTTGGTTACGGACAGTATTGCTCAGATAGTCTTGTGGAATCCATGTGGTGCGAACTAATCCAGCAGGATCAATTGTTACTACGTTTGCTGCAGCACCTCTACCTCCACCACCTGTGATGGAAATAAAAGTATTTGGATCCATTCTATATCCATATGATCCGTTGATCATATCAAGACGATCTAATGAACCAAGTGTAGTCTCATGTACATATGCATTAGCAGAAATTGGATTTGCAGTATTAGGATTTAATCCACCATAGAATACAACAGGATCACCAGGATAACCAGATGATTGGCCAAGATAAAGTAGTCCGCGTCTATTTGGATTAACTTTGAGTGATGAGATTGAACCTAATACTTTTGCTCTCAACAGAGTTGCACCAGAAGTTCCTTCTGCAACGATTGCACCATTCTTAAAATAAAGATTCTGATTATTGTTGTCTACGACACGAATGAATTCACCAGATTGAAAGACACGTTCCACGGTCGAGATGTACACTTCGATGTTATCATCAACTCTTCTCGATCTTTCGACTACTGCAAAAGACTTAGATGTTTCACCAAACAGTTTTAAATTATCTATTCCAAGAAACTGTCCGTCATTCGTATCAATCTTTAAACTTTTAGAGATGTACCATTTACCATCCGATGCACGAAGAACTGCTTCACCCGTAGGAAACAATTCAACATCAGAGTTATAGATTGCTCTAAAGATGAACTTGTATGCAGCAGAAGTACCTTTAGTGGAATAGAACTGCTTACCAATTTTAATTAACTTTGCTTTATCTGTCAAGCATTCTGTTGGAAAACTAGGCAGAAAATTATTAAAGAAGTAATCAATAAATCTATTGAAACTTGTTGGATCTTCTGAGAAATCTACGTCATTATAGTTGAGTAGATTCTGAGATCCATAGATAGCACCCTCAGAGTTTGCAGAATCTTTTATATCACTTTGTTCTGCCCACTCGTAGTATGCTTTAAGAAAAGCGATAAACGTCTGATAGTTATTATCTATCCGAAGGAATTCAGGTAACTGAAACGGTACCTTAATCGATGGTTTGTTATTAAGATAAGTTGCCATTATCTTTGAATTGCAGTAACAGTTACTTCTACAGAGGTTGGATCAAACTCATCGATTGTTAATATTCTATTATATTCTGATGTGAGAATAGTTGATGCAGGAACAGCAGATAACTTTAGATATCCAAATTCATTATTAATTGCAGATGCAGAGAAATCTTTGAGTGTTACAATTCCATCATTGTAACTAATAGTTCCTGCGTTAGCGTTGATAGTTTCAGCAATCGCACCCTTATAATAAAATGTTTCAAGATTACCAGTTGCAGAATCAAGTGTTGCGGTGGCCGATGCTAATTGTCCTGTCTTATCACTAATTGATGGTTTTATAGTAACTACCGCATAGGTATAACCTAATCCTCCACTTGTAACATCAATTCTGATTACTCTACCATTTGCGAGAACTGCTGTTGCTTCGGCAAAGTCACCATCACCTTCAATCGTAACAGTTGGTGTTTTGGTGTAATTAAAACCTTGATTAGTAACATTGATTGCCGTGACACTACCTACGATTTTACCATTAATTGGTGGAATCTCTCTGTAATATACACCAGTTCTTGTGACTGGTGCAATTAAAGCATTAGAACTATCGACTACAGTAATATCTGGCTCAGTATAAAAAGAAGACTGAACCATAACATCAGAATAATTACGTTTAAGTGGGAATCCAAACTTTGCTTGATATGTTGCATTAGAATTCAACACAGGATATAGTTTCTTCTCAACTCTAAGTTCTGTTTCGTTTGTTAAAATTGAAAGATCACAGTATTGAATTGCTGTGATTAATTGTGGCAATCTTAACGTAGCATTAAATGTGTTCAGAGTTGTCGTAGAGAAGTTTCTAATTACAGAGATAACCAATTGTTTAAGTTGTCCAGGTGTCAAAGTTGTCTTCTTTGGATCATATAACACAGTAGTTCTTAACTTGACGTATGTGTAATCCGGATCAACAATCGTTGGCAATACTGTCATCACCGAAACTGGTTTGATAACATCGACAATCAACTTCTGTTTTTGTGATTCAGTTAATGAATATCCACCAGAAGGTTTAATCGAACAGAATACTCTACCATATACTGGAGGATCATTCTCTTCACCACCCCAAACAGTAACCGATTGGATAGGTAATGCAGTTGAATTCTTCTGAATCAAATACATATAGTCTTCTTTGGTAACCGCTCTACCTTGTGCAGAGTATGCTTTGGGTGCAGTATACTTGACAGAATTAATTGATTCTTTATCTTTGCCTTCAGTTGCAGCAGAAACAGAAGATACTGATACGTTAGAATAACCACCCACTCTAGACATTATTGAGAAACTATTGGCACCAAATGAAACAGTACCGTCTGTTGCAACGTATGTGATATTGACAACATTATCATCTTTAAGTGCGTAGCCTAAAATTCCATCGCCGAAATAGATTTGATACTTTCCGTTTAGTCCTTCTTGTAAGAAGTAAACTTTAGTCGAAGGACCTAGTGCCAAGTAATCTGAAACTTGTGTGTATGTCTCAAATGTCAAATTAGTAGAAGACTCTTGTACATTAACAACAATCGTCGATGTATCGATTGTGGAATCTGGAATATCAAATGTCAACTTTGGATTCGTAGTCTTATTGACTGTGAAACTATATGATGCAGAAGTTCCTTGAATGATACTAACATCATCAAAGATTGCAGTATTCGCAGTTACATTAGTTGTATATGCATCTGTCGTAACAAAAGTATAGTTAACAGAATCAATTGCTTCAGAAATGAATGGTGTAAATTTAGGTAATGTCAGAGACGCATCGGATACACCATTAACCGTAATCTTAACAGTTGCACGTGGTGCAGATGCAGAAGATGGCATATAGTTCAACAACTTCGCATGAGAAATTACAGAGTTTCTTTGTACAGCAGAATCGAGAAACATCTCATTTGCAACCATATTTAAATAGTATGCATTATATTGAGTGTTGTATGCAAGAAGATCGATTAGAACGGATAGTGCAGATGCATCATAGTTATAGTCTTTAAGTTTATCCTGTTGTTGCAGAAACGTCTTAAAACTATCTTTAATAGAATTAAAGTCTAGATTGGTAATTTGAAGACCAGAGTTTGCTGATGCCATTATCGTGTTCGCTCTAAGATAAGATTGACTGATGTTGTTTGTACATTATTACCAATATAGAATTCAATCGTTATTGAATATGCATTTCTATCTATGTCTTCGTCAATAGTAACCTGAACGAGACTTACTCTTGGTTCATGGTTTGTTATAACTGATTCTATCTCAGTCTTTAATGTTGCCGCGGTGATTGGACTAATTGGTTCAAATAATAATTGTTCAATACCAGATCCCAAATTTGGTTGAAATGGTCTCTCATAGTGTTTAGTCAGAAGTAAATAACGGACAGCCCGTACCACAGCCATGTCATCATAACTGAGTGCAATGTCATTCCGACCAGGGGTTTTAGTAAAACTAAAGTCCAAATCAGAGTAAAGTTTTGTTAGTGTGGTTGCCATCTTTTATTTATACTTACCATTGTATTGGTCCAGAACCACCATAAAATCTATACACTCTATAACCTGGTCTTCCACCTGGAGTATCATAAGATAGTCCAGGACTGATTGATGATAGTGCAGTAAATGCTGTCGGATATGCAATAATTACAACTCCAGGTCCTCCTGCGCCAGCAGTACCTCCAGTACCATTTCCACCTCCACCACTTCCTGTATATGAAGCACCAGGATTTTGTCCACCACCAGAACCGCCTATACCTGATCCTCCTGAACCTTGAGTGCCTGGATCAATCTGACCACCTCCACCACCAGCGTAAAATATACCCGGTCCTGCTATGCCTGGTGCAAGACCAGGTCCGCCAGGTCCGCCAAATGTAGTGTTTCCTCCTGTTCCTGCTCCACCAGCTCCTCCACCTCCACCTGATCCGAAGTTTGGATTAGTTATTCCTGGACCGCCTGGATAACCTTGACCTCCTATTCCTGGTCCACCGGAACCATCATAGTGTCCACCGCCTCCAGATCCTCCTGGTAATCCTGGTCCTGTGCCGCCGCCATCATTACCTGCTCCGCCACCACCACCAGTTGATGTTATATTAAAGAATGTTGATGGATTACCAGGACTACCTCTACCGTTCACGCCATTTGATCCACCACCGCCACCTCCGACAGTAATACTATATGGAGTTCCAGCAGAAACTGATACTGTGGATGTTAACAATCCACCAGCACCACCACCACCTCCTCTACCTCCTGATGCACCACCACCTCCTGCACCTCCAGCGACAACTAGATATTCAACAGAACTAGGTGCGGATTGTGATGTTGTTATACTATTGCTTGCAGAACTAGATGAACTATTACCGGCAGCATTAGTCGCATATACTGTGAATGTGTAGGAAGTACCCGCAGTTAATCCACTCACAGAAATAGTACCAGATCCTGCTTGAGATAGTGTTCCTGTTACACCGCCTGGAGAAGATACTGCCGTGTAAGATGTAATCGTTGAACCGCCATCTGACGCAGGAGCAGTAAAGGCAACCGTTGCAGTTGTTTGTCCAGTTGATGTTGCAGTGCCAATCGTAGGCGTACCTGGAACTGTATAAGGTGTTGCAGAATTACTAGCAGAACTTGCAGAACTTGTACCCGCAGCATTCGTTGCAGTCATAGTAAACGTATAGGCAGTTCCATTAGTCAAACCAGATACTGTGATTGGACTTGTAGATCCTGTTCCTGTAATATTACCGGGAGAAGATGTAGCAGTATATCCAGTGATTGTATTGCCACCTGTGCTTGCTGGTGCAGTAAATGTAACTTGTACAGCTCCACTGCCAGATCTTGTTGCAGTACCTATAGTTGGTGCACCAGGTACTGTGTATGGTGTTGCAGAATTACTGGCAGAACTTGCGGAACTTGTACCCGCAGCATTCGTTGCAGTTACAGTAAATGTATAGGCAGTTCCGTTAGTTAATCCAGTCACAGTAATTGGACTTGTAGATCCTGTTCCTGTTATACTACCAGGAGAAGATGTAACAGTATATCCAGTAATTGCACTACCACCTCCGTCAGGATAAGAGAACGTGACTTGTACACTTTGACTTGCCGATCTTGTTGCAGTACCAATAGTAGGCGCTGCGGGTACTGTATAAGGTGTTGCTGAGTTACTTGCAGAACTTGCAGAACTCGTACCAGCATCATTTGTTGCGGTGATAGTAAAAGTGTAAGCAGTTCCGTTAGTTAATCCAGTCACAGTAATTGGACTCGTAGTTCCCGCCGCAATAATATTACCTGGTGAAGATGTGACAGTATAAATAGTGATTGTATTGCCACCATTGTTCGGCGCAGTAAATTCTACGTTAACTGCTTGGCTTGCATACCTTGTTGCGGCACCAATAGTTGGTGCAGATGGTAATGTATACGGCGTGGCAGAATTACTTGCAAAACTGGCAGAACTTGTTCCAACTGAGTTTGTCGCAGTCACAGTAAATGTATATGCAGTTCCATTTGTCAGACCAGATACTGTGATTGGACTTGTGGATCCTGTCGCAGTAATATTACCGGGTGAAGAAGTAACGGTGTAACCAGTGATTGCGCTACCACCTGTGTTTGTTGGTGCAGTAAACGCAACTTGAATTGTTTGGCTACCAGTTCTTGTCGCTGTGCCTATAGTTGGTATACCAGGTACTGTAGTGGTTATATCTCCACCACCTGTAGTAGTACCCGCGATTCTTTGTTTTAGTTTATCTGTTCCAATTAAAGTGTTAACTAGATATTTTTCTGTTTCACCCATACCAGAGAATTTCTGTCCGGCATTTACTTCAGCAACAATAGATTTAGATTGATTGAAGAAATTGACATCCGATGCCTCTTTTCCGGACATATATGTGTTTATTGTATTTAGATTTGTAGTAATCGTGGTAACTAAACCGGCAGAAAGATTACTCTTTTTTAACATAATCTGTGGATCTGCTACATCAGGTTCATAATAAATTGTGTTTGCTATGACATTTGGATAAGTTCTAATAACAGTATAGTAATCCGCAAGATTGTTCGCGGTATAAAGACTACTAAAGTTCCCAATCATAGGTGCATTATTTGTCACACCGTCACTTTGAAAGCACACATACGATAAAGTTCTACCAATAGCTATAGCCGTTGAAAGATGAGGTAATGATCCAGTATCAGCATTAGGTTCAACCATTCCAGATATTCTATTGGTGTGTGCAATAAAATTATTGGCAGTATTAACTAGATTGTTTGAAGCATTAGCAACTGATGTTATACCAATAGTACCACTACTGTTTGCAAACACTTGTGTTGAGATGGATAAAATTAAATTAGCAGAATTCGCAACTGGATTTTGATAGTATGCACCAGTATTACTACTAGCAATGTCTGAATATTGCCAATCACTCAATAATTTTGGAATAGCATTCATGTGTTTAATCGTTGAGTTTGAGTACGATATTGTACTATTACTCAAATCAGTAGGAAAAGATAATCTACCAAAAATACTTGCCATAATTTATTCCTTAAACCATCGATGGAATAGGTGGACCTGTTGGTCCTTTAGGTGATATATGTATATGCGAGTCATAAAGTGTTGTATTAACTATGTCTGTCATCATAACTGCTGACATTGTACCAAAGTTTGCTAATGGTGCATTTACTGATGTTACAGCATTAAGAGATATACCTGCGTTTATCATACCAATACAATTTATCTGTGTAGGAATTGCAACAGGTATACCAATCGCCAAACCACCAGTTACTGATACAAAACCTAAAGGACCTGCACTAACTCCTGCCAATGCATCAATTCTTCCACTTGATGTAATCTTGTCTGCCGTTATTTCACCATCGACGTTCAAATCACCTCTGAGTGAGATAACATCACCCGCGGTTAATTTAAGTGATCCTAATAGTGTTGCACCGGCACGAATCTCCATATCATTCTTTGCAGTAATGTTTGCAATACCATTAACTAATTTAGAATAATTGCCACCAACTTTTAAATCATAATTACCCTCAACATACTCTGTCTTATCACCTTTGACATGAATATTAACATCACCCTCAACATTAATATTACATGATCCTTTAACTAAAACATTCTTATCTTGAATTGTAATTTCATAACCATTACCATATACTTTATGCACTTCTGATCCATCAGGATGCATCTCAATAAAAGTACCTGTTCTATGTTCTATACGAACACGTTCTCTATTTGGAGTATCATCCAATTGAATAGAATGACCAGATTCACCATTCCATGTCGCATTATATGGATACATTGGTGGGAATTCTTCACTCGCTGGCGATTCAGGTTCTGACCATCCATCCCAAAAGTCTGGTTTATTTGCCATTTACTTCCTCACGGTGGCGTAGTATTTGCTGAATCGAATCCAGCATTTAAACTAACATCTTGATTAACATATGTGTCTGTGATATATGCTGATAAACTATCAACATTTGCAGTTGATGGTGAATTAACAACTGCAATTAAAGAAGCAGGAACATTGGCATCTGCAACCTTTTTGTTAATCACAGAGAGTGCTGCCTCTGATGCTAGGGCTATGGTTCCTACGACTCCAGACACCGTACTCGCCACTTCGTTTACTACGCTACCCACAACCTGACTTGCTACTCCACCAACCGCTGCAGCAGTGGATGCGACCACTGCACCAGGTAGTGCAGCGACTTGTGCTGCTGCATTTTTAACACCATTTGTAAAATTGACAAAACATTCTTGAATTAAAGCAAGAACTTTTGCCGGTAATGTTGTGATAAAGCTAATGATTTCTTGAATTTGAAATATCAAAGTCTCATACAATATTGCTGCCGCTACATATTCAGCAACTTCTTTTAATTTTTCATTGATCAGTCTGATATATTTCTTTGCAACAGATACTGCTGATGATATTAATCCGGAAGGATCAAAGTTTAGTGCTACGATAATTCCTTTGATTGATAGTCTAAATGCATCTATTGCCTGACCAATCAATGAACGAATAAGTGCGGCAGCAGCATTTCTACTATCAGCAATCGATTTCTTTATCAGAGTTACTGGATTTTCAATTACACCTAGATTCAAATCTGTCGCTAGATTTATTGAAAACTTAAAGTCACATGAATGTGCCAAATCACTATTAGTTTTTGCAATAACAGTACCACCCATGAATGATCTTGAGATTGGCGGTGTTGTCTGAGCACCAACTGCACTAAAAGATATACCATCTGGTAAATATGGTATTAGAGTATTCCTAGTTTCAACTATTGTACTCTGAATTCCATTAATTGCACTGGCTAATGTTTGTGCCATAGTTAAGTTTCCTGAATAGTATCATTGAATTGCGGTGAGAAACCTTTAGATGAGTTAAAGTTCACCTTCAATCCTGGCAAACAACCCATTACAACAGGTGATTGCCCACCCATACCATCAGTAAAGAAACCAATAACCCATTCACCTAGAACTGGCGTTGAGAACATTTTAGTCCCACCGGTGACCGGATGCATAGGTAATGCCCACGGTAAATCATTTGTCGGAATTAGATTTAAATCGTCGGTGTGCCATCCAAAGATTCTAACTTTCAGGCGACCTAGTTTAAGTGGATCATCTCGTCTTTCAACTACACCCATCCACCATATAAATCCATCATGCCCCATTCTATTACTAAATGTCATTGATTTATCACCTTACTTATTGAGTTGTCATCATATGTTGATGCTGCTGCACCAAACGAATCTTTTGCCACTTCTAACACCGTTTCATATTTATTGTTGACACCAATAATGTGTCTAACAGATGTTACTATATATGTACCAGAATGATACTCATCTTTTTCACCAGCATTGTTTCCTGATCCATCAGGTCCTCTTTGGGATGGCAGTATAACTTCAATCTTAGTTCCAACTGTCAGATTTGGATCACCTGATAATAGAATTCTGACTCTTGAATAGTTAAGTAATGCGAGTTGTGCTGTTCTATTTGGCACCCACACTTCTGCCCTAACATCATTTGCAACGCCATGTTGAATAGATTCATTGACAACAAGAGGAAGTTGTTTATGGTTGGTGTTTGTAGTTAACACTTTAAATACAGAATCATAATTTTCATTTGCTCTTTTACCTAATCTATTCTGTATATTACCGAGAACTGAACCTTCGTTTAGTGCAATTCCTTTTTTAAAGTAATTGTTATAATCAAATGTTGTCGCATTATACGTTCTCGCCAAAGGATCAATAGTTAATACTTTATTTGCAAAGACACCCATCGTTGTTCCATACAACGAATCAAAAGTATCAAGAATATTATACGACTTGATACCAATCAGTCCAATACCAAGTTCTTTAGATGCACCGTCATCACCAACGTTTCTTGGTGTGTACTTATACCTTGCGTATGTTTCCCGTTTGAATAGATTTTGAAGTGATACGAAATTGAAACCTTCTGAGTTCTCAAAGAATACATAATCTGCACCCTCACCCTTGGCAGGTAATGCATAGTTTGCCAACCAATTAATTAACTCGAATGGTTTTCTATAACCTAAAACAAAATCATATAGACCTTTTGTTCTTCCAACAAGAACTTTTCTTTGTGATCCGTCACTAATCTGCATCATATCAGTTAAAATATTATATACAATTGATGAGATTTCTTGACCAGTATAAGATTTACTAATCTTCATCTGTTCTGATAGAAACAATTCCTCTGAACAGAAATGTAGTGTGTAGTTTTCACTTAAATTGTTTTGAATAACCCTTTCACCGACACGATAAACTCTAAAGTATTTGTCAATCTCATATGCAGATTGTTGACCTTTTTTGAATTTGAGATGAAGGAATTCTGATCCATTCATACCTAATCTGTCTATCATCGAGATGGAATCACTGATTAAAATCATACCAGTAATCGTACCGCGTGTGATATCTTCAAAGTATGACAGTTCTACCATCATAGATTTAAGACTAACAGTTTGTCTAGTTGCAATTAAATCTATAGATGTGAGTGAGTATTCATCAGGAACTGTAATACCTGATGGTGCCTTGGCTGGTATTTCATTCGATACGCCAGTATCAGATATTGGCATTATGTTCTCATAAGAATTTTAAATTGTTCTTCCATATCACCAGCAAATGCTTGATTTAATAACTTAATCTCTCGTCTACTTTCATTCAAATCATTTTCATAGTCATATATGTATACGATGTTCTTAGATATTGCAACAGTAACTTGTGTGCCACCTGGAATATCATATGTCGTTGTAGATTCTGCCAGTGCATAGTAATCATCAAAGTCGATTGAGTTTTTTGTTACTGTAACAAGATCCGATTCTAAATCAGTTGTAGTGGTAATCTTTTCGTACCTATAAACCGTAGATTGGACATATGCGTAAACTAATTTATTCAACTCATCTTCAGTTAAATTTAAAGATTCTATTGTAACAGGATAATTTGTTGAGTTATATAATCTAATAAACTCCGCTTGATACTTTGCAATCAAGTAATCAGTAAATGTCTGATAGTTCATCGGCCAATCCCACAATGGATCCATCAATTGATTCGAATACATAACGATCCAATACTTGTATGGATCTCCATAATACTTGTGTGCAACAGTTTCTGGTGTATCACCTTCCTGAATATTGTACTTATAAAATACAATTGCATTGTCTTGCAAATCTTCTAGAATTCTTGCTCTTGCTAAGAGATTTGTCAGAAGAATATAATTACCATTCTGATCTTGATTTAAAACTTTAGGTAAGGTATCGAAGTATAACATTAGTAACCATCCTCGATTCTAGTCTTATCCACAATCTCAATTTCTCTAAACTGTAGGGAGAGTTTAGTCTGAACTGGTTCACCACCATCATATGTTGCCCAACCAATTGGTGCATAATCCACTGACATATTTTCTAACACACATTGTGTAATTCTATTTACTCTTCTGTTCTCTTCACCGTTGTAAAAGAATTTAATTTTGAACATATCAGGAACTTTAAAGAACATACCTTGTGTTCCGAACACACCATTTTTATTAATCTCTGGTGCTGATGCATATTTGAATTCGTATATAATTTTCTCAATAGCTAACGCTTCTTCTGCACTATATGGTGTTAATGTAAAATCGAATTGAAATGTTCTAAATCCAACGGATTGGAACAAGACTTGCAGTTGTGGATTAATAGCTTGTCCAATTCCTCGATTTAATAATTGTGATACTGCTTGACCATCTTTAACTAATCCTGCTTTTCCTAATAGAGTTCCTGCAAATTGACGAAGATATGGATCATTACCAGCTGCATTCAAAATATTTGCCACAGATGGTGTGCCACCCGATGTCAGATTTCCAACAGCATTAATTACCGATGAACCAGCTTGTGCCAGAAAATATGGAGTGCCTAATGCGTCGGTCAAACTCTGTTCAGTATAAAATGCACTATAATTAACTTGTACGGTATCAGGAACATAAAGATTGATGTACGTTCTTGGTCTACGCACCACATCAGCCTGTGCAATAGTTTGAATTGCAGCAGATGTACCACTACCTAAATTTTTAGCTACACTTAAAAAATCTCTACCTAACGTTCCCAAACCAGGAATAAAAGAATCGAGAGCAAGAGTTGCTGCATCAGCTGCAATTTTTGTTGCATCTTTCTCTAAATTATCAACTAATTGTTTGCCTGTTTTTTGAAGATTATTTCCAATTTCATTATTGTATTTTGGATCTGGTTCAAGAATTGTAAAGTTTATGTAATGTCTACGAGACGAATCTGTGCCGAGATTTCTTGGATATTGATAAGTTGCTCTCTGATATTTGTTTTTATATAATGAACTTAATGGTCCACTAACTCCACCTGTTATGGAATCACCCGTTACAGAAGAAACAATGCTTTTTAAACTGAGATCCATATTTTTCCATATAGGGATTGATATATATTATATTTATATGTCATACAAGGGCAAATTTACTCCTAGAAATCCACGCAAATATCGTGGCGATCCACATAATATTATCTACCGATCAACGTGGGAATGCCGAGTTATGAGTTGGCTTGACACCAACGATAGTGTTATCGAATGGGCATCTGAGGAGTTATTCGTACCATATAAATCACCGATTGATGGTAAGATGCATCGGTACTTTCCAGACTTTCTAGTCAGATTCAAACAGAAAGATGGTACGACTAAAGTGATGATGATCGAAGTCAAACCAGAGAGACAAACAAAACCTCCAGTTAAGAAGTCTAGAGTGACAAAACAATACATTAACGAAGTTGTCACCTGGGGTACAAATGAAGCAAAGTGGAAAGCAGCATCTGAATACTGTCTTGATCGCGGATGGACATTTAAGGTGTTAACGGAGTATGATCTTGGGATTAAATAATCAACATAAATATATTCATGAAAGCATCTACCCTAACAACATTAGCACAACAAAAGACTGGACTAGAATTAGAATTTCTATCCAGAAAGTCGATTGCATGGTATAAAGATCAAATTCAAGGTATGAAAAATCCAACTAGACTTGCAAGAGAGATTGCAGTCGAACGGGATCGCCAGGGTAAAAGATTTCTAATGGGTGGACTGTATCATTACTATTATGATCCAAAGACTAAAGAAGAGTTGCCATACTATGATATATTTCCACTTGTGATACCGTTGCAGAAGTATCCAGATGGATTTCTAGGACTCAATCTTCATTATCTACCAATCACAATGCGAGCAACATTCATGGATAAACTCATGAACTTTGCAATTATGAACAAAGATGATGATCCGATGAGACTCAGAGTAACCTATGATATTTTGAATGCAACGAATCGATATAAAGAATTCAGACCTTGTATTAAAAGATATTTGACATCACATATTGTTTCTAAAATTATGACTGTGAAACCTCATGAGTGGGAGACGGCACTCTTTCTACCAACTCATCAGTTCAAGAAAGCACCTGTGTCAAGAGTACATAAAGATTCACGAGATCAAATTAGAAGGACAACGTAATGGCCGGATCTATTGCAGAATTCAAGGCTAGTTTTAGAACTGAATTAGCCAGACCTAATAAGTTTGACGTATTCATTCCAATTCCAGTTGGATTAGCACCGTATATTACTATATCCAAAGCACTCAACTATCGATGTGAAAGTACCGATCTGCCTGGTAGATCGATTGCGACAACTACACAAAAGATTTATGGACCAGAAGAGAAGTTTCCATATCAGACTACTTTTAATGATATCAGTCTGACGTTTATCTGTACCGATAAGATGGAAGAGAAGTTATTCTTTGACGCATGGTTAGAGTATATCAATCCATCTGTGACATATAACTTTAAGTATAAGAAGAGTTACGCAAGTAATATCAGAATTAATCAGTATGATGTTCGCAATAAAGTTTCATACTCTGTTGACTTAATCGAAGCATTTCCGATTGCAATGAACGAAATGTCACTAGATTGGTCTGCTGATGGATACCATAAGTTGACAATTACATTTGCATTTACAAAATGGAAAAACAATTCTATACAAGGTCTTGCGATGCAATTCCTTGAGACTGGGCAGATTTCTCCACTTGATTCTGTCATTAGAGGCGCAGCAGAAGGTGCAACAGGAATTTCAGTACCATCTATAGCTACAGCCGCGGGTTTTTAAAATAAAGGAGTGAATTGTGGCATTACCGAAAATTGATACACCAATATATAATCTTACATTACCATTGAGTAAAAAAGAGATTACGTTTAGACCATTTCTAGTAAAAGAACAGAAGAATCTTTTGATGGCAATGGAGTCAAATGACAAAGAGTCAATCGAAAGAAACATTCGACAAGTAATATACAACTGCACACTCACGAAAGGTGTTGACATTGATCGATTACCCGTGATTGATGTTGAATTCTATTTTCTAAATCTTCGTGCCAGATCAGTTGGCGAAATGGTAGAGAACAAATATCGATGTGATAATATCGTTGAGGAGAGTTCGTGTGGCAACATCATGGAATCTGAATTCAACATTCTAGACATTAAAGTAACCAACATCAAAGATGGTGATGATGTTATTCAGATCACCGATAAAGTGTCGATGAAGTTAAAGTATCCAGAATACTCAATCGTATCTCGATTATCTAATCTTGAAAGTATTTCTGATATTGCATTTGAAATGATTGCAGACTCTGTTGATTACATTTACGATGGCGAACAGATGTATTATGCAAGAGAAACACCGAGAGAAGAATTAGTTGAGTTCATCGAATCACTCAATACAAATCAATTCAAAAAGATTGAAGAATTCTTTTCTGATTTACCTAAGTTAGAAAAGAAGATTGAAATGCGCTGTATGAAATGTGGGTTTCAACACTCACTTGATGTACAAGGACTCGAAAGTTTTTTCGAATAATATTTGGTCATGAGAATCTTAGAAACTATTATAAAACTAATTTTTCTTTGATGCAACATCATAAGTATAGTCTAACTGAACTAGAGAATATGATGCCGTGGGAACGAGACATTTATGTTGGTATGTTAATTCAGTATATTGAAGAGGAAAATCTAAAACTAAAACAGAAGTTAAACGAACGAAGAATTAGATGAACTATCACGAGGCGGCAAGAACAAGAAAGACAGGACTATCGGCATTAATTGTTAATAATTTAATGTCCGGTGGTTCTATTAAAGGTGCCATATCTGATAGGATGCAGGCGTCTATGGTGGGTCTTAAAGAGAAATTCGATCCGTTGAACATTGCATCTAAGTTAACTGGTGGATCAAAAATAGGTCCTGCATTACTTGGTAGAATGACTGGTCGAAGCAAAGAAGATATTGATTACTTTGCAAATAGAAAAAGAATTCATCGATTTGATAATGTGATGAATCAAGGTCATGGATCTGGTGATTCTAGAAAAGCAACAGAGATACTAGAAAATATCTATTCTTTTATGGTCAAGACTCGTGAGTCTCAGATCAAAGACAATCATTCTTCAATTAAGTTTGAGAATGAGAGACAACAAGCAAATCAAAGACGCCACGATGAAGTGATGAATGTCTTTAATGAGGCGACAAAACGAAATAGACGAGCAGTTGCAGTAATTGCAAAACCAAAACCGGCAGAGAAAACACCAGAAGCGCAACCGCCAACACCTCCTAAACCTGGTGTGTCACCGAAACCAGAACCTGCTAAACCAACTCCTGCTCCTGCTAAACCAGTAGAACCCACTAAACCTACTCCTGCTCCTGCTAAACCAGTAGAACCCACTAAACCTACTCCTGCTCCTGCTAAACCAGTAGAACCCACTAAACCTACTCCTGCTCCTGCTAAACCAGTAGAACCAGTTAAAGCGCCAGAACCAGTTAAACTTACTCCTGCTCCTGCTAAACCAGTAGAACCAGTTAAAGCGCCAGAAGTGGTTAAACCTCCACCGGAAGTTGTCAAACCGCCCGTTAAACCAGTAGAGACTGCTAAACGAGTTTCTAAACCTGAACCTGCGCCTCCTTCGGCTGCACCCGCACCACCACCTGTTACTAAGCCACCAACTGCACAACCATCAGCTACAAAAATAATTACTGGTGCCGCCACTGCAACAGCCGTTCTTACTGGAAGAGAAGCCTTAGCAACCAATATTTCAAAATATGAAAGTGGAGGAAAAGGATATAATGCATATAATAGAGGAGATTTTTGGCTTGCTAAAAAAGATGAAGGTAAGTACCTTCAAAAAAATGATATAGATTTCAGTAAAATGACAATTACTGATTATTTGAAAAGAACGAATAAAAAATTAAAGGCTGGAGGCTTGTTGGATGCATCCGATCCAAATGTATTATTTGCTGTTGGTAAATATCAACTTATTCCCGGCACAATGAAAGTTATGGCTGAAAAACTGGGCCTTGATCCAGATAAAACATATTTAAATAAAGACACGCAAGACATGTTGTTTGCTAAAGGTTTAACCACCAAAGGTAGTGGAGGTCGAGGTGCGGTTGATGATTATATTGGCGGAAAACAAGGAGCAACAAGAGATGCCGCTATACTAGCACTTGCAATGGAATTTGCATCTGTTGGTGTTCCTTATGACATAAAAGCAAAAAGTTTATTTAAAAATACATTACCTAATGTTGATTTAAAAAAAGGAGAAACTTTTTATAAAGCGCCAGGTGGATTTAACAAAGCACACAACTCTCCTGAAGAAGTTGGTGCGGCTCTAGACGCTGACCGAACATCAAAAACAAAATTACAAACAAATAATACTACTGTTGGATCTTCATTAAATGATTCTTCTATGAACAATGCCGACATGAAAAAATCATTAGGTCAAGGATCTGGCGCACAACCAGTTGTCGTGAATAATACAACAAATGTTTTAAACAAAGAAACAACAGTTGCGTCAAGTTCAGACAGAGGTTCAGATAATCCACAATACAAGAGACAATAATGGACTATTCAACAGCAAGTTCAATTAGAGGACAAAAACTATCATCATTGATCACTGGACGAATTATGTCCGGGCAAGGTGTTGGATCATCTATTAAAGGTGCAATATCAGATAGAATGAAAGCGAAAGCGATGGGTGCCAAAGAAAGATATGATCCATTGAACATTGCAAAGAAACTAACTGGTGGTAGTTCATTGGCGCCTGCATTGCTTGGTAGAATGATGGGTCGCAGTAAAGAAGATATTAGTTACTTTTCAGGTAAAGGTACTGCTACCGCATTAGGTAAAGAGACAGGCAACATTGGTGGTGGTTCTGTTGATGTTCTGAATAAAATTCTAGCATTTCTACAAAAGAGCCATGAAATTGATGTTAGAACTATGGAAGTTAAAAAGAACTTCCAAGAAGAGGCAATGAATGAGGATGAAAGAAGACATCAACAATTTCTAAAAGCATTAAAATCATTTACTTCTTCCACTGGTACTGCAACTTTAGTTGGAGGTAAGACTGGTGGATCTAGTTTTCTTGATATGTTGATGAGTATGTTAGATGGTATTCCTTGGTTATCAACTATAAAGAAAATGATACCATTCTTTGGTCGATTAGTGACATTCTTTACTGGACCAGTAGGTATGGCAATTCTGGGAATAACTTCAGTATTAGCTTTCGCAAGCTGGTTATCGGATCAGATAAAATTAGTACCTGATATGAGTAAACTAACACCTAAAGATGCCGCTGCCGTGATTGCAAGTGGTGACGAGCGAATGATTATGAAATATGGTGGTATAGAATCATTAAAAAAATTAGCAGAAAGTGATGGTAGTGTTGCACCTGAACAAGGTGCATCTTCACTCGTAGGTGGTAATAATAATGCTAGACCAGGACATCCAAATCGTCCAGTGACTACGACTGGAAATAAATTAAAATTAGAACAAGAAAAATGGGATAAAGAGAAGAGTCCTTTTTATAATGAAGATGGAACTTTAAAATCTTCATCTCCAACTGCACAAGTAATACCCAATAAATCATCATCACCTGGTGGTTCTGGATCTAGTATGTCACCTTCGGGATCATCATCTGGTGGTTCATCTGGTGCACCACCAATGACTCCTATGCCAACATCATCTGGTGTATCTGAAACAACTAATCAAAATATTGATTTAAATATGGAACAATCATCAACATCAGGTGGTGGTTCATCTGGTCCTATTGTTACCAATACAACCAACAATATGGGTAATGAAAAGAGTGCTGCATCAACGACTGCATCACAAAGAGATAATACACCAGTATTGGTGCATATCTATGATTCATTGAATCGCGCCGGATTTCTATAAAAAAGGGAGCCGAAGCTCCCTTTCAATTCAGTCAATAATTAAATCATGCTTCTTCAGCGAGTTTGCTGAAGTAGTCCATGTCATCATCCTCATCAACAGTAGATGATTCAACACGTTTAGGTGCTGCCTTTGCCTGTTCAACCGTAGTCCGTGCAACAGGTGCACCACCATCCAAACCTAATACTTTATTAAGTTTAGTTTTCAATTCATCATATGATTTAAAGTTAGATGGATCGAGATGCTCTTTCAAAGAGTGTTCCGATTTCCAAATCTGTTCAAGTTTGCCATCATCAGAAAGCAAAGGACCAGGTGCAGCAAACTCAGACTTATCATAATTCTGATAACCTTCGACTTTGCGAATCTTGAGTTTGAAATTGGCACCAGTCCAGAAGTCAAACGGATTCATTGCCTTCTCATCCTCAAATGCAGGATTCATTGCTTCATTGATCTTATCAAAGATCTTTGCACCAAACTTAAAGAGAAAGACTTTACCTTCATTATCTGGATTCTTAGAATCTTCAACAATGTAGACGTTAGAGATATACGAAAGGCGACGTTTTTGTTTACGAGCAATCTCTTTATTTGCTTCTACGCCAGAATTCCAAAGTTGAGTATTGTACTCAGAGACTGGATCTTTCTGATTAAGAGTAGTAAGAGAGTTCTCAATATACCAACCACCAGGACCTTGAAAGCCGTGATTGAATACTTTAACCCATGGAAGACCTTCTTCTCCATCTACTTCAGGTGCGGGAAGAAACCGGATAACTGCGTATCCGTTACCTGCTTTGTCAACTTCTGGTTTCCAGAACTTGTCATCTTTAGATGCAGGTGTTGCATTGAGTTGTTCAATGGCTTTGGTAAGTTTGTCAAAGTTACCAGATGATTTTTTAAGATTTGCGAAGTTCATATTAAATTCCTTATTAACGATATATTGCGATGTATTAAACTACTGCACACATTTGTGACTTGAGTGCGTGTTTGTATTTAGTCACATCATAGTTCAAAAACGGTGCATATTTTGTGCATTTTTGAATAAAATCTGGAAAGATCAAATCATCATCAACCCTTTTGGTCCACATAGGAAAGAAGTTTAGGAATTGATTCATGATCATCACCGTCTCAAGTTTGATTCTCGACTGCACATAGTTATTATACAACAAAGGATACTCTCCGTCAACCACTTTCAGCAACTGTTGTGGAGAGTCTACACTTTCCATGAGAGTGGATAGATCTTGTTGGAAGATGTAGAAGAGAGACTGTTGTGTTTTTTGCCATACCTTAAAGGTAGACTCAGCGTCCTCAGAGAGGAGATCACCAGACCATAGTTTTGGTTTCTCTAAAAGATTAGAAACAAAGAAACCAAACATATCATCTTTATTGTATTTACGAGATAACTTATAGAAAGTAAACTTGTCCTTTCTAATCATAAAAGAGTCTTGTGTTACATTTGTTTTACCAGAGTATTTTACAAAATCATACTTCGAAGTAAAATGTAACTTCAATGCATGGAATAGTGCATAACATTCAAATCCACTGGATTCAACATTCATATAGGTAGTCGATTAGTCTTTTTGATTAGATTAAGTGATTCCGCTTCTTCGGTAATCTTTGCTTTGAGTGATGCAGTCAGTAGAGTTGCAGCCATTTCGACTTCAAATCCAGTATTCTTGCAATGTTCTACGATTGCATCAATGTAAGTAATATCTCTATTGTTCTGAACTAATTCTTCAATGATTGCAGAGAACACTCTACATTCTTCTTTAGTAGGCATTATGATTTCCTTAGTGAGAGTGCTTTACGACCATCATACCGATGTGTCTTGCCATATTTGCCTTTTGCATCAACATAGTGTGTGAAGATTTGGCGATGTTTTTGACCCTCGTATGCATTACGCCAATGAGGCAGAATAATACCAGAGTAAACAATCATATCACCATGATTCAATTCGACTTCAATTGTTTCACCATCGAGATTCTCAAAGTAAATTGGCCATGGTGTTTCATCTTTTTGCAAACAGATTGTTGCAGAGATTTCACAACTTGGTCGATCTGTGTGTCTTGCCAATACTGCACCATTATAATAAGTACGAACATAAGTGTATGACTCATTCAGTTCTTTACCTGTGATCTCTTCCATTAATGGCTTCAAATACACCATCAAAGACTCAGAGTAATTAGGTGAATAGTTGGCAAAACTATTCTTCACTTGTTCATCACCAAAAGGAAAGAAGTTCTTTAGTCCTTTCTTATACTCTGCCATATATGCAGACTCAAGAATCTCTGCCGAGATCTGAATAAAACTAATCAAATCTTCGCTAATTGCATTCCGTACAACTTCATATTTGTCTTTCTGAAAAGACATGATTCACCTCCATTATGCATAAAATATGTGTTTACCTATTTTGGTAATCTTCCGTTTCTTCCAGTGCGGATCAACGTATGTAGCATGATAATACAACGCATCGTTGAGTTTTGTCAAGCGGTATCCGTCGAACAGAACCTTTTCTGCTGCCGCTTTAGAATCAAGATATTCTTTTGAGTTTGTTGGTATTTGACGTTTATACTTAATACACACCCATGAGAATTGGCAAGTTTTGTTTGTCTTTTGATATACAGTTCTACAGATATTATTTTTGAATAGACCAGAATTAACTCTATTCAACGTGACCTGTGCAACTGCTAATTTACCTTTAAAAGGTTCAGACTCTGCCTCATAAAAAATATTGTTTGTTAGACAATTTAACTCTTTCTGTATGTTAGGAACTAAAGAGTATGTTTCTCGCACATTTGCTATTGTTGTAGCGTTCATTAAACCAAAAATGAGAAATGTTCCTAACAAGACTTTGATAGTCTTGTGTAACATTCGTTTCCTTATCGAGTTTTGAAAGTGGTAGGTTATTCTGTTACGAGGAAACCTACCGAAACCCTAAGCAGTGTTTAGGCTGCTAATGCGTATTCGCTATCATTTGCGTTTACTTGATTTATTTTTAACGACTGATATGTCGAGTAGCCAATAATTGTACTTATTACTCCGTCGAATCTAGTCAGGCCCATCAGAAGCATACTGTTTGGAACTTTTATTATGAGCATTGTTATCTCATTCACCAGTAGACAATACACTTCTGGTGGACCTGGTGGGATTCGCACCCACGTCCGAAATACCTTTCTAAAAATCAGTTTACTACCATTGAGAAGTATTTAGTATATCAGGACTTGGCGAAGTTGTCAAGCACCAGTTACTATTCTCAAATTAAATTCTTTAGAAATTTCCGACAAAGTTGTCTTGTTTCTGATATAAATTGTACCGCTTGCATTTCTAGTAATATCATCTTGCGTTACCGTGAAAGTAATATATAGACCAATTCCTACAGTATAGTAGGCTGATTGTCCTGAACCTCCTTTATTAACGCCGTTAATATTGAAAGTCGTTTGACTACCTATAGCACCACCAGAAACAGAAACTTCATAATTCGTTCCTATTCCAGGCGTCAAAGTGTTAACATATTGAGTTGAACCAGATAACTTAACTGTACCAGCTGCTGATGGATCGCCACTAAAATCTCCTGATCCATCAATTGATCCATCGCCTCCTATGTACCATTTTATAGATGTTGGTGATATATTACCCTGATCATTCAAATAACTAAATGCCGCATCACTATCAAATCCTAATGCTGGGCCCGCCGACGTTGTAGTTATTGAAGAACTGGCAGAACTAGGTGAACTATCACCAACGGCATTTGTTGCTTTAACAGTAAATGTGTATGTTGTTCCCGCAGTTAATCCAGTTACATTAAATGTACCACCACTTGCTTGTGATAGTGTTGCAGTGATACTACCAGGACTGGAAAGTATCGTGTATGATGTAATAGGTGAGTTACCATTAGATGCTGGTGCAGAAAATGATACATCCGCAGTCGTTTGTCCTGTTGCTGTTGCACCTGTAATCGTTGGTGCACCAGGTACTGTAGGTATAGCATTCGTTGTCATTGAACCACTATCTGCACTATAAGAACCATTTCCAACAGAGTTAGTTGCTCTAACCTTAAAAGTATAAGATGTGGATGCCGTTAGTCCGGATACTGTAATTGGAGAACTAGATCCTGTACCAGTTATGTTGCCTGGTGTCGAGATTGCAGTATAACTAGTAATTGCAGCACCGCCATCGGAAGATGGTGCAGTAAATGATACTGATGCAGTTGTTGTTCCAGTAGGAATAGCAGCGCCAATAGTTGGTGCACCAGGTACAGTTGCAGCAGATGTTGTCGTTATTGAAGAACTATCTGCACTATATGAACTGTCACCAACAGAGTTAGTTGCTTTTACCTTAAATGTGTATGAAGTACCAGCAGTTAGACCGGTGATATTAATTGTACCTGATCCCGATTGACTAATTGTTCCTGTAATATTACCTGGTGTAGATATGGCAGTATATGATGTAATTGCAGCACCACCATTAGATGCGGGTGCACTAAATGCTACAGTTGCAGTTGTCTGTCCTGTTGCAATAACAGAACCAATCGTTGGTGCACCAGGTACTGTTGCTGCTGATCCAGTAGTTATAGAAGATGTTGAAGAACTATATGCGCTATCGCCAACTGAGTTAGTTGCTTTTACTTTAAACGTGTATGTTGTTGAAGGTGATAATCCTGTGACTGTAATTATACCATTTCCTGCCTGACTTAATGTTCCAGTTATATTTCCAGGTGTAGATATTGCAGTATATGATGTAATCCCAGCACCACCGTTATTTGCAGGTGCAGTATATGATACAGTCGCAGATGTTGAACCAGTTGATGTTGCAACACCAATAGTTGGTGCACCAGGTACTGTTGCAACAGCCGATGTTGTTATTTGATTACTTGACGCACTAGAAGAACTATTACCAACAGAGTTTGTTGCATATACTGTGAATGTATATGGCGTATTCGAAGTCAATCCATTAACAGTAATAGTACCAGATCCTGATTGACTTAGTGTACCTGTAATTCCTTCTGGCGAAGAAACTGCCGTATATGATGTAATCATTGCACCACCATTTGATGCAGGCGCCGTAAACGATACTGTTGCTGAAGTTGAACCAGTTGATGTTGCAACACCAATGGTTGGTGCACCAGGTACCGTTGCTGCCACTGATTGTGATGTATCTTCAATGGTGACTGTAACACTAGTGGCAACTATAGATCCAGATGTAGATCCAGTTCTAATATTAATAGTAAATGTTTGTGAACCTTCAGTTGAACTGTCCGCGACTGGTAATACTAAAAAAGAACCTATATTATTGTTAATCGTAAACGATCCACTAACAGAAGAAAAGTCTGCATCAGAAGTGGTTATATGATTTATTGTCCAATATAGTGTAGTTCCAGTTCCGACAAGTGTGGTTGCAATATAATATGCTCCAGAACCACCTTCGTTTATTGTACTACTATACGTCTGGAAAGAATAAGTTGGAGTTGGAGCAGGCGCATTTGATTTACCATAGAAATCTGTGGGCATTATCTCAGTAGAACCTGGCGTTGTTTTACCAGATAGTGTACGGACAGCAGTATCATTCAGACTAATTGTTCCTGACTGAGTGAGTTCTGTTCTAATATCACTTAATGATATAGCACCAGACGATGGTAAAGCCATTATATATCCTTTAGAATTTTATTTTAATATTTATTTGATTTATAAAATTCAATGTGTTCATATAACGTATCAACATAGTCTTTTGTTTCTTTCACAAAGATAAGTGGTTGTTCATTCTCAACTGCCATCAAAACTACAATCTGGTCGATAGGTGCACCAACACGTTCTTCATACATCATTGCATATGCAACACATTGTGCAAAGTAATCTTGAATCTTATCTTCTGTCTTGATACGTTTAGAAGTTTTAAAGTCGATAACCGATAGTTTACCTTCCCACTCTGCAATCAAGTCAACACGACCTGCAAGACCAATCTTCTCAGACCATAGTGCCTGTTCCATGTAATGGATATTATTGATCTTATCGAAGTGTGGTACAATCGATTGAAACATCTCGATTGCATCAGGCATCTCTTTCTTCCACTCAATCGATTCATTCATCAAATGCTTTTCAGCAAGTGTATGTACTCGATTACCACGACCGGTTGCAAGTTTAGAAACTCGATTCGCTTCTGCTTCACCAACTCTACGGCGCCATGCCATGATTTCTTTCTTCTTCATGGCACCAAGAACAGTAGTAACAGATGGTAATCGTTGACCAGATGGTGTTACATAGTATCGTTTGTCATCAACAGTTTCGGTGTTTAGATTCTCAATCACCATCGGTGGGCAATGTGTAAACATTATATTCCTAAGTTTTGTTTTTCAGTTAAATATCTACGCACGAACCCCGATCTGACAATATCATCAATACCGAATTGAATGTGTGAAATATCCTCAATTTTATCTAAGATTCTGACTGCATCAATGAAGCCAGACTTCTCTTTTTTGTTGTTTAGATCATTCTGTGCAAAGTCACCACAAAGAATGAATCTACAGTTTTCTCCGATTCTTGTCAAGACAGAATCGATTTCATGAAATGTTGCAGATTGAAACTCATCAAAGATAATAATACAATCTCTAAATGTCAATCCGCGTAGAAATGATGTAGTTTGAAATTCTAGAATTTCTTTGTTGTATAGAAAGTGCCATGCATCGCCACGACCAACCAACTCGTTGACGATATTCATGTATGGTTCTTGATAGATCTTTGCTTTCTCTTCCAATGTACCAGGTACGAAACCTAAGTCTCTTGATGGTACTGCTGAACGAATGATAACAATTCGTTCGTAGTAAGAGCCTGTAGCAAGAACATCTTTAAGAGATAGGTACAACGCAAGAAATGATTTACCGGTACCAGCAGATCCTGCAAGAACTAGATGATTACCTTTATCATATTCTTCAAATGTTTTTGTTTGATTCTTTGTTAAAGGCTGAACTTGTTTCAGGGAAAAATGTTGCGATTGAGCCTGTGCGGCTGCTGTTTTTCTTCTAACTGTCTTAGCCATTTAGTTCCCTTAGTGATTGTTATGGGATTACCACTCCCTAGGCATCTTTGTTTTATGGGATAATCCAATGCTATTGCCAGGGACTGATTCTTTCATGCGCCCGATAACATATTTTTCGAATGTTGAATCGGGTTTTGCAACAGAATTTGACATACGCATTCCATCGCCAAATGGAACTGCTTCACCAATGTATGTTTCAAGGTGTGGATGTTCACGTTTGAATGCATCGAGTTCAGATATTCTCATAACTTTCTCGACAACATCACCTGTCTTTCTATTCAAAAACGCATAAGTTGGCATAGTTCTAATCCTCATTATTATTCAGCGGGCAAATAGATATCAAGTTTCTTTTTCTTAGCATCTAATGCATCTTCTAAATCTTCGTTGTCAATATTTATATCAGTCTCAGTTAGTAAAACTTCAATAACTGCAAGAACATCACCAAGTTCACGCACAAATGCTTGTTTATTAGTTACACCTTCCCATTCTGTATCGAGACCAAATCGGTAAATCTTAGAGATGGCCTGAATAACTTCTGCACATTCTTCCTGTAGAATGAACATTACTTTTTCACGATTACGCATATGATGCTCCATACCAAATTGGTTCTTCACGATGCTTCCATGCAGCAAGGTGTGTTTTATTCTTGTTGTAATAGTTGCGATATGATGCAATAGAGTCACCAGGAACTTTAACATCATCTGGCATTGCAGGTGTTGGTTCAGACCAACCTTCTGTGCCAATATTCTTGGGTACATTCTTATACAGAACATAACAGAGTCCGTCACGTTGTACTTTATGTGTTTTCTCATACCGATAGGTATATTCTTCACATAGTTCAATCAGAAGATTACATAACCAAATGTAATTCTCTTTTGATTTGCGACACCAAATGGCAGATGGATGATTCTTATGAGTTGCCTTATACATGATTGATTCATGTAACGGATCAGCAAGAACATTATCAACACCATCTAGTGTGCGATGTGCAGTAGATAGTAGTTGTGCATATTCAAGAATCATTTTAACGCAATGTTTATCATTGTGCATTTTAGCACATTCAATAACATCATTATCAAGATAAAAAATATTCACAGAATCATCCTAATGAGTCCAGTAAGGTCAATGGTGACCAACAAAATGTAGTTAGTGAGCATGCCAAATGAGCGCCTAGAATAAGCACACCAGGCATAGATAGAACAACCAGTAATCCAAGCGGGATAAAGAGCCATAAGTGGAGGGTCTGGTACTGTTCCAGCCATGACAATAGCACACCCAACAGAAATAGCCCAAGCAAATAACTCCATAACAAACCTAAAACGATTTGATTTGTAATCATTTTTGATCCATTGAAATGTTGAAAACAACAGGTCGTTTTTCATGACACATTACTCGTTGAATTCAACTCCAACTGATCCTGCACTTTGTGGTTTAATATTAACTGTTGATTTAGTTGCTTTGGGGAATTTCTTTGCAATGTCTTCGGCAGTAACAGTTTGCATAACGAATTGTTTGAATGCGGTATAGTCATCCGAAACAGTAATGGTGCGAGTGGTGCCTGCTTCTTGTGCATTAAAGAAGATGATACAACCACCAGCCATAAGTGGTGCAATCTCGATAATAGAATCAAGATTGATGATTAGTTTGCAGTTCTTGGGACGAACGGAGTTGACTTCGACGAAAAGTGACATAATTTACCTCATTAAAAGATAGGTTAATAATAGTATACCACAAAAAAACGCCGATGTCAAGAGGTAGAATTTCTTGACTCGGCGTCTTGCAATTTCTTCGTATATCTTTATTTGTTCAAAATATAATTCATCATTATTCATAAAACTTCCAAAGGAAAAGAGATGCGGTATCTCCTATTTATCAGTAATGTTTGTAGTATCCTCTGTCGAAGTTACGGATCAACGCTTCAACTTCTGCAGCGTTCGATGGTGATCTTGATGCAATATACGATTCAAGTAAGTCTGCATAAGATAGAGGACGGAAAAGATTTATTAATTTTTTAATCATGATTTTAACCAAGTTGTTGGTTTATAGAAAAAATTGTTTAAACTAGTCTGAATTTCTGTTAGTGATTTGACTAAAGATTTGCCAAATTGAGCTTCAGCGTCAACCAATTCCGTCAAGGATTTGTTGAGTTCCTTGTCTTTCACAAAAGAGTTAAGAAAAGTTGTTTTCACATGATGCACATTGTCAATAGTTTTTAAGTACATGGAATTCTCCTGTTAGTGTTTGTACCACTTATTTAGACAATTCCATGTTGCAATGCGTCATTTCTTAATAGACTGTAACAATTTCTTTGCTTGAGAAAATGGCACTTCACATAGTGCTTCTTGAATCATCAGATTGTATTCGATCAATAGTTCTACCGCATACTCTAAATCATCATCATCGGCCTGTGCTTGCCATTCTCTATATCCTTCAACAGAAACAGTCAATAGAAACTCTAGATTATGGAAATCATTGTCATCTAATGAATCCGACAATTCCCTGAGTTTCTTAGACTTCACGAGTCGTACTCGATTACATTGATAAATTTATCACGTTTGGATTGCAGAGTCCAATCTTTAAGATAATCATTGTCTTTATCAAAGAGTGGTTCAAACTCTTCATTTTTGATTTCACGAATAGAAGTGATACACTCATCAACATGATGTTGTGAAAACTCTTTGAAGTCGGAATCAGTCATATTGTATACAACTTCATCAGCAGCGTGTTCTTCTTTTTTCGCATCTACGACATACCGATGGCGAAAGATAGATACAGTTTCAACTAGATATAGTGGCATTATACACTCCCTTCTTTAACAAGTTTATTCAATCGATGGATATCCCAACCACCAATCCATGAATCAGGTACTTGTGCTTCTTCGCGCCATTTGAAATAATTCTCATATGTCATATAAAAACTCATCATAGTTACGATGGCACGTTTAAGTTCTTCTGCATCTTCTAGTTCATCACCGATTGTTTCATAGTCACTCTTAAGGCGAGCAAGAACAACACCATCGATCCATTCATCATTAATATCCAATTTCATTTCCATATTATACTCCAAAAATTATTTACTAAACTGATCTTTAATATACTGATCCACACGATTTGCATCTTCTGCAAACATTTCAAGTGGTGTTTTCATATCAAATGCTTTGTTCTTAGAAACCCACCACCGTTCGACCAACGATTCTTTGCCTAACAAAGGCATTAACAATCTGTTGTATTTCTCCTTCATTTCAGATTTCATCTGTTATACTCCAAAATAAACTTTGCTAAAGGAATATCTCTAATCTCTGCCGAATTAGCCCACCGATCAAAATCAGCAACTGGTTCTGATACATCAACAACCCAAAGACCACCTGGTCCATTATTGCGAAGGCGATAGTACCGACCATTTCTGATAAAACAACCAGAACCATACTTCAATACTGTACGCCAACTTTCCTTATACATCAATCTAAATCCGTTCATCTTGAACCAAGTTTTCATGTCACTTTTGGACATTTTACTTACTATCATTTGCTGAACCTCTAATTCGTTGTTCAGTATATATTCATTGTCAGATTTCATTCTTCAATTTCAAATCTATACTTGATCATTTCAATACACTTAGAAACAGTCCATGAAATATCACCATGATCATCATTCTCAAAATTTGAAATACCAACCATTGCAATTTGTGAGAGACAATCTTGTATAATCAACTCAGCGAATTCCCTATCCCTAATCTCTTGCAAAATTATTTGATCGGCTACATCCAGTGTGTCTGCATATGAAGTAGCATCATCAGCAAGTTTTTTAATTCGTTCATTCATTTAATTTGTTCCCATGTCAATCGAAATGCTTTATAACAGAGCCACCGTTGGAATCGATTAGGTGGATTCTCAAGATATACATTGTAATGAATATTGTTTTTGATGCTATCGCCGAAATAGAATTTCCAATTCGGTTCTGGTGGAAGTTCAAATCTATGAGATTTGATACCCATAGATTGTATTTTAGCCAAATCAACAACTACATCATTTTCTTTATCCATGATTCAATCCCACAATGCACCGTAGTATTTACCGAACAACCGCATACCGTTGTCAATTTTTCGTTGGTGTGCTTCCATACCTTCACGATCAATCTTAAATGTATCATTTGGTCCACGTTGCATTTCTTTGCAATCAGGATGATCTTTAGACTGTACCCAAATGAGGTCATGCACACCAGACTCGTATTGTTTTTCCCATTCATTATCTGGATGCAATTGTTGAAAAGACCAAATGATTTGATTTAGAACCCATTCCCACCGTGATTCTGCCATGGCGTCCATGTCATATTCATTCTCTTTCGGTGGTGCATTAGTAGACCGAATCGATTCAGGAACATCCTCATCATCAACGAGTGCATACCCATGCTTACATTCTTTTAACTTAATAAGCATAGGCAATGCAATCATTGCAAGCGTATCATTCATGTTCCATACATCAAAGTTATCGATATGAATCGAAACTTTACGCTTACGCTTTGAATGGATCCACTCACATAGATCATTCAATTTAGTATGAGAAAGATATTCACCGATTGATTCGCACCGTTTTTCAGATACGCCAACCTTTTGTAGAAGATCGGCAATCTGATACGGACCCCACCACTTAATGAATGGACCAATATAGACTTTCATTATATTCTCCTATTTAAGATGAAACCTTTAGTATAGGCTAGAAGTGCTTTCGCACACCTAACCATTTGTGTAAGATAATACTTACGATATGTTGTCATAATACTTACGATATGTTGTCATTAAAAGGGAATATCATTATCTTCAGTTTGAACCACTGAAGGTGTTGTATTTGCAGTCATTTCGACTTTAGCATCAACTTTGGAGTATAGATCAAGAAATGCATTCTTAGTTTCTTCATCAAATCGATTCACACACATTTTAATTGCTTTAGTACGATCACCAAAGATTGCATATGCATGAGCAATATGGACTAGACGGCGAGTCGAGATGATCTCATCAACACCACCCTCAGCAAATGTCTTGCGAATAACATCTGCCCACTTAATAAGATTCTCTGCAAACTCATCATCATTCATCAAAGGCTTTAGAATCTTAGTCTCAACGGATGCAGACGGATACTCTTGTTCTACTGTAATAGGAAAACGCTCAAGGAATGCATCATCAAGAATCTTTGCAAGAAAGCGACCCTCTTCAGATCCACGACCTTTAGTGTTTGCAGTTGCAACGATTTGAAAACCAGGTGCAGGTTTAATGTATTCACCAGATTTCTTGTTGAAATAAGACTTACCCTCTAGAATACCTTGCAGACACAATAGTTTCTCAGAACCACGATCCACTTCATCGATAAGTAATACAGCACCACGTTTCATTGCAGTAATGACTGGACCATCACGATACACCACATTACCATCAACAAGTGTATTAGAACCAATCAAATCTGATTCATCAGTTTCAATCGAGATATTGACACGGATACATTCACGTTGAAGTGCAGCACATACCTGTTCGACCATCATTGTTTTGCCATTACCAGAAAGACCAGTAATAAAAACAGGATAGAATTGTTTAGACTTAACGATTTGCATCAAGTCTTTATAGAAACCAAATGGAACATAGTTCTCATATTTCTCAGGAATTGCAGTATCAGCATCATCCTGTAGTTTCTTTTGTTTAAGAACCGTAACAGTAGCAACCATTTCAGGTGCCATTACGAAATTGCCTGGCACAGACACTACTTTAGGTGCATTGAATATGGGTTTGTCTTTATGCATAGCACCAAAAATAGTAGGGACACGGTATTGCCCACGACCGGCGCGATACTCTTGTCGTTGTACAATCCAGAAAGGATATGGAACATTCTTTTCATCAACAACACGTTGAATCTCATCCCGAGTGAGAATAGCATTCTCACCAAAGATTTCATTAGCAGCAATAATAAACGCTTTAGTATTCTGTTTCATATATAACCTATTTATTAAGTATTAAGCATTTCCAGTGAGAATCAAAACAATTACAGCAACCCAACCAATGATGATGGTTGCAAGCACATAACTATCTGGTAACCTACGCATACAATTTCCTTCTGTTTTCTCAGTCGATAGAACCATTATACACACGGTCTTGTCAAGTGTCAATCGTGTTGTTTTCACACAACAGTCGAAAAAAAAAGATAACCCTCTTTTATAAATAAAAGATAACCCATCATCCGAGGACGCATATGTTATCATTTAAGTCTTTTCTAACAGAAGGTCTACATGACCCAGCCAAGTTAAAAGCGATCTTCTTGGCAGGTGGTCCTGGATCGGGTAAGTCCCATGTCGTTAATAAAGTAAGAGGTGACTTAGGATTTAAGATGGTCAATTCAGATGACCTATTTGAAAAGGGTATTAAAAAACATGGGTTAGATCCTAAAATGCCTGAATCTGAAACTGAAAAACGAGATGTTGTTCGTAAAAGGGCAAAAGAGTTAACCGCTAAAAAATCTCACCTATATCAACATGGTCGATTAGGAATGGTTATTGACGGTACCGGTAAAGACTTTGAAGAAATACATAAAAAGTCTGAACATCTAAAAACATTGGGTTATGATACTCATATGTTATTCGTCAATACATCATTAGCCGTTGCACATAAACGCAATTTAAAACGTGATCGATCTGTACCTGCACACATTGTCGATAATGCATGGCATAAAGTGCAAGACAATATGGGTAAGTTTCAATCTCATTTTGGTCGCGACAATTTTACCGTTGTTGACAATTCTAATGACGGTGATGAATCTGGTGCATTAGATAACTTGCATAAACACATTCGCCGTATTGCAACAATGGATGTAAAGAATCCCGTAGGTAGGGATTGGATTCGCCGTAAAGAAAAGACCATTAAACGAGGCGAACACATACCAACCAATATGCCACAAAAACGCAAGGTTGTCTAGCCTGTTGTAACCATACAACGAGTGTTGTTTTTACACAACACGCTTGACTTTTCTTCGGACCAGAGTAGAATGGTACCTGTTGTGACGAAAACCGACAGGAAAATATGAATCTCACCGAAGCCAAAAGAATTCTGGATGTTGCTATTGTCAACCTCAATGTTGATCCTAATATCTCTATGTGGGATGCAATGGATAAATTGGTTGCTGTCGGTAAAAACAATTTGCGAGCGGATGTATATACCGCATATTGTATTGTAATGGATGAAATGTCATCCCAACGTGGTTTTAATGGTGGATATTGAAATGGGTTTCGAAAAAAACATATTGAATAAGATTGCACCAATCCTAGAATCTGGTGATCATGCCGACTTTTTTAATGGTACTCTTTTTGTATCATGTAATGATGTTAAGGCTAAATTGATTGCTCGCCAACTACAAGAGCAATGTTATGCTCGGATTGGTATTTCTAAAATAGAACCTGGCCAATACGCTTTTGATTTTCAAGCGTCAAATAAGAATGCCAAATTCAATTATGTATAAACTACCCATGGGTATATGCCCTGCTTGCAATGGCGATAAAACAGATTGCCACAATTGTGGTGGACAATATATGTACGGTACGCCAAAAGGCGAAGTACCATTGCGTCTCGATGGCACACCTTGTTTGCATGACTATGCTCATTCATTGTTGAATAGGCGCACCCTCCACAAATATACCTGTGAGTATTGTTTTGATTCTTTCACTATTGATTCGGGTGATTGACCGTTGCGTGAAAACAACACGCTTGACACCCGACGGAATCCGTGTAGAATGGATTACATGATGAAGACACACACCAAACCACTGATCGGCCACGTGCCGAGACCGCATTGTCGGACACCGATCAAACCTGGTGTGCGGCATTCTATTAAAACAAAATACAATCGTAAACCTAAACATAAGGAAGTTTATTGTGGGTAAAATGTCTGCATTGGCATTGGATATTGAAGAGTCACTATGTGCTGGTGATGATATTGGCGATATTGCAATTCGTTATGGCGTCACCGTTAATGATGTTCTTAATATTAAAGAGCATATGATGGATTCTATTGATGATTATAATGATTCAATGGATGGTGATTTTGATACTGCCATGGCCTCTGCTGGTTATGGTACCGATGAAGATTATGGTTGTTATGGCGATGATTATTAAATGAAGTATTGTTGGCCTAAGAAACTATATTATGTCCGATGCCGTTGGATTGATTATCCCAACGGTGGTGGTCGAAACTTTATTGCCACTCCGCACCTGGGTCGTGCTCGTTACTATGCCAAACGATTGCCTTTAAAAATACGGCAAATTGATGTCCGTATTCGTGGTAAAAAACCGTATGTACTAAAAAATAGTTGGTTATAAAATGAAAAAGTCTTTTATTAAATAAGAGAGTATAATATATGAAGATAGTTATTGTCGGCGGCGGTACCGCTGGTTGGATTGCAGCACTAATGATCAGTAAAAGGCATCCATATCACGAAGTTGCTGTAATAGAATCTAGTAAAATAGGCATTATCGGTGTGGGTGAAAGTACCACAGGCCGAATGACGGATATTCTAGTAAATTTTGTTCAAGATTTCGGTTGCAATCATGATGAATTTATTGTTGAAACCGGTTCAACATTGAAATATGGCATTCGCCATAAGGGCTGGACAAACAATATCAATCGATCATATTTTGGACCTATTGATGGATCTGATACGAGAAATTCTGTTCCTGACCCATTATTTTCATGGGGATTAAACAGATTAAACAACAATGATCTTAACACTATTTCCAAATGCGGTTATTGGGTAAACAACGGTCTTTCTAATTTTAACAAAAATTCAGGCAAATTTAATTCATACTGGCATGCTTTGCACGTTGATGCTTTCCTCGTGGGCAAATATCTCAAAAAGATTACCCTAAAAAGTAAAAGCGTTTCTCATATCGATGATGAGGTTGTCAATGTATCATTAAACAGTTCCAATGGTTGCATAAAATCAGTAACATTAAAAAGTGGTCAAGTAGTTGATGGTGATTTTTTTATAGATTGTTCAGGTTTTCATAAAGTTTTAATGAAACATTTATCCAATAATTGGATTAGTTATCAAAAAAACTTGCCGTTGAATACGGGTATGCCATTTCAAATAAAATATAAACGAAATGAAATGCCAGAACCATACACTACTGCGTGGGCTCAAAAGAATGGATGGATGTGGCAGACTCCTCTAATGGATCGAAAAGGATGTGGATATGTATTTTCTGATGCGTACACTACAGCTGATAAAGCACAGGAAGAAATAGAAACTATCTTAGGCCATAAGATCGATCCTATTAAAGTTATTAAATTTGATGCAGGACGGCAAGAGAGTGCTTGGATTAAAAATTGTCTAGTTATTGGATTAAGTAGTGCTCTACTAGAGCCACTAGAAGCCACTAGTATTCACTCCACTATTGTTCAATCGCAAAACTTTGTCTTTGAATATTTAAAGAGTAATATAGAAGATACAATGAATGAAGGGTCAAGACTTATTTACAATAAACGTACCGCAACATTGTATGATGATCTTAAAGATTTCTTAGTAATGCATTACATGGGAGGTAGACAAGATAGTGAATTTTGGCAAATGATTAACACTGGTATAACTAAAACTCCATACGTTGAAGAATTGTTGTTAATGTCAAAATCTAAAGTACCTAGTGTAAATGATTTTCCTAGTTATCCAGGAAGTGCAGGATGGCCATTGTATAGTTTTGTTATGGCAGGTTTAAATTTGATTAATCCTAAATGTGGTGAAAAAGACTTAGATATGGTATTACCTGGTAATCGAATAATGAGAGATTTAGCTCATAATCATTATTACGACTTACAAAGTCAATGGGCTAATGAAGGACGCCAGTCTATGACATATAATGAGTTTATCTCCTACTTTAGGAATTTGCGACACAAGAACGGATTCTCAGATTTCAAGTATTGAAATAGGTAATATTAAATGAAAAAAGCATTCATTAAACAAGTTCGTGATCTAGCGGATCAGAAGTTTAGCATTACAACGATTGCCAATAAACTTGGCAAACCTGTATTGGAAGTTTGTGAAGCAATTATGTTGCTCGACACGTTGCCTGCACCAAAGGTAAAACCACCGAAACCCGTAAAGGTTAAAGTCGTAAAACAAAAGTCTTATGTGCCAGTACCGCGCAAAGTTAAGAAAACAATTAGAGATGTTTTTACACCTAATATTTCTGAACAATCAAAGGCCACTCGGTTCATTGCAAAACCATACAATGAGAATTTTCTTAAATCTGTTACCTTTGCCTCAATCGAAGAGGCAGTTAAATATTTGAATGAATTCACCGAGACTAAAATGCCTGCAAAAGACTGGTCATTGGTCAATAAATTGTTTTTTGTAAAATCTAATGGTACCGTTGGTACGGTTGTATTATGACAATACCTGAAAGATGGATTATGGTTAAGATAACCATGGTTGAGGATGATGAAATCTTATATAAGATCTTTGCATCTTGGAATGGTGGTTTCTTGGGTAGTAGTTCTTGGAGGATGAATTCAGGTGTAACCAAAGTTACTGAGGACGATAAGTTCTTTTATTTTGAGGGTCATTCCGGTTCACTTTATCAATGTGATAAACAATCATATGGATCCAATCCGTTTTGTCTTGATGTATTGAAAGATTACATTGATCGCAGTAAACACCTTGCAGATATGCAGATTCTTCCTGATAATACTAATTTTATGGAGATAAACTATGGTAGCATTTAAATTGCCAGACCAAGAATGGTTAGGATATGATCCAGAACGAGGTAATCTTCACGGTTATACTTTTGACCAGATGCATGAATTTGCAAAAGAAATAATCGAACAATGCATCCGAATATGTGAATCGGGTAATGGAACTCAAATGACAAGCAATGGCGTGGCCGATGCAATTCGACAAAGATTTAAATCTGTTGCGTAAAAACAACAAGTGTTGTTCGCCAGCAACACGCTTGACGGTCGGCAGGACCAGTGTAGAATAGTATCTGTGGTCGAGCGGTGGTACCCGCTCCGTCGTTTTATTATATTATTGTTTTATTGAGAGAATATAAAATGCCCCGTGGAATTCCCGCTGCTGGTTTTCGTAATACCAAAAACAAACTTAATGCTATCAATACGCAATTGATGCAAATGGCTGAATCGTCCTTTTCAATCAATGAGCGATTCGGTTTCGTTTCTGATATGGTGACAATGCTCTCAAATGGTCATCAAGCGTCGGTTATTGTATCTGGTCCTGGTGGACTTGGTAAATCGTTTACTGTAATGGATGCACTCCGCAAGTCTGGATTGCAGGACGTTACTCTATTGGACGAGGCTGATGTTGGTTCCTCAATCAATACGGCAAAGACCTTCCGTGTTATCAAGGGTTACTCTACTCCTAAAGGTCTGTATCGTATCCTTTACGAGAACCGTAATTCGGTTATTGTTTTTGATGATTGCGATTCGGTTCTTAAAGATCCAGTCTCATTGAACCTTCTTAAAGGTGCTCTCGATTCTTATTCGCGTCGTGTTATCTCTTGGCGCGCTGACTTTAAAGACGAGGATCTTCCTAATGTCTTTGAATTCAAAGGTCGTGTAGTGTTTATTTCCAATCTGCCATCCCATGCAATGGATCAGGCAGTTATTACTCGCTCAATGGCCGTTGATCTTACAATGACCAATGCACAAAAGGTCGAGCGTATGCATCACCTGCTTGAGTTTGCCGATGACTTTTTGCCAGAGTTTGAAATGGAACATAAAGTCGATGCCGTGCTTCTTATTGAGAAATTGGTAGATCGTGTCAAAGAATTGTCGCTTCGGACTCTAATTCAAGTGACCAATATTCGCAAAGCGAATCCAAATGGCAATTGGAAGAAATTGGCAGAGTATTGTATCGCAAACTAATCGGTACCGACGGTTGTTGCTGGCATACGACACTTCCGTTGCTTGCCAGCAACACGTTGACAACCGACGGAACCAGAGTATAATAGATTCTGTGGTCGAGAAAAACGAAGGAAAAAACGTGTCGAAAGTAGATTATACTGTGTTCTGTTCCGATGTTGCGGATGCCTTTGATAGTGGTTGGTCGCCCGAGGATGTTGCATCATTGTTTAAACTTCCATTGAAGGATGTCTTGTCCTTTTATGAGGATTACATTGATGCATATATGGTGGCTGTTGCCAATGATCCAGAAGTTGTGTTTGGTTTTGATAATTACCGGGAGTAATTGAGAATGTTTGCGAAAACTGAAATTGATCTTTTGATTGAAGTCGTGGTTAAACGTGAAAAGGCTAAAGGTTATTCCGATACCGAAGCTCGTATTTTTGCGTTGGGTTACTTGTCTTCTTTTTGTCAAAAGCACTTTATTGATGCTGCACCGAAAGCAAGACAAAAACACATCCGAATGGATGTCCTTGAGCGTATTGCTTGTGTCGCAGGAGACCTATAATGATTGATGATACTAAACAAAAATTGATTGACCGTGTTATTGGTCAAATCGAATTGGATTTAGAAAATCGTGATGTAACGGCAATTATTGAATTGTTGGATAAATTGTCTGTTTCTGTATTAGAATCCTATCTTCCTGAGGTTGAATAATAATGGCTACTCGCTCTGCAATTGCAATTGAAACTGGTCTGCCTGAAATGGGCCCATGCGTTATCCATGCCGTATATTGTCATTGGGATGGGTATGTTGAAAACAATGGTGCATTGCTTCTAAAGTATTTCGATTCTTTGCCTTCGGCGGTTGAATTGATCAAGGGTGGTTCCATTTCATCCCTTGGTGAAGGTACTGATAATACTAAATTCTATTGCCGCGATATGGATCGTGAAATGGAACCCGCATCCGAATATGGGACTAGGGAAGAGTTTATTGAGGACTCTAATGGTCTTGAATATCTTTATATTCTAAATCAGAATGACGTTTGGGAAGTATTCAATATGAATAAACCATGGCGTGGATGGCAACCAGTCAAAGATGCATTGGAGTATGCATTGAAGTTTGCAAAGGCAGCGTAAATGCTGACGCAATCCGAGATTAATGCATTGATTGAATTCGGTAATGCACCTCGCATGGTCCAAATGCAGGTGCTTTTAAATGCTGTATTGAATCCTGCCGTATCCCATGAGTTGGTGGCATATTACCGAGAGGCGATGGAAATGTCAAGTGTTGCGTCGGAACAACAATCTGTTGCACAGGAACAACAGGGTTGACCTCCGGACGGACCAGTGTATAATTGATTCTGAAGTCGAGAAAACACAAGGAAACGAAAATGACACAAGCCAATCAAACCACCGCTGCGACCGAATACAAGTACACCCCATGGGATGAATTGTCCCGCCGTGACCAATTGGCCTGTATCTATTCGGATGCATATAAGGATGCATATAATTTCCGTCCTCGTGGTGTGGATACGTCCAATTGGACTGAGGCAATGTTTGAGTCTGAATTGGCTTATTTGCAAACCGTTATTGAGCGGAATGAGAATGTTCGCCTTGAGGATGAGGCATTGGCCGCAATTCGGTTGGAAGAAACCATCGATAAAATGATGGAATCCGGTTGTCGTAATCGTGAAATGGCAATTCGTTGGTTGCATGATATCTATGAAACCCATGGTGATACCGAATACCTTGAGTATAATCTCGGTGTCAATTATGGTTATTTTTCTGGTAAAAAGTAATGAGTTTTTATATTAATTGTGCCGAATGCCAGAACCGGCATTTGGTTGATGAAGTCGAATTCGTTGATGTCGAAGAGGATTACATTGGTCGGGACATTATGCATTTTGTATGTCCTGAAACTAAAATGTATTCCAAATCATTGGTGTATAAAGAATGAACGAACGAATTAAAGAACTTGCCGAACAAGTATATGGTTCAGCACACTATGATGATTTCAAGTTTGCCGAGTTGATTGTAAATGAATGTTGCCGAATGATGGTAGATTTGGAAATTCAATACCCTGCCAATCTTACGGTACTGGAGATTAAAAAGCATTTTGGAGTATAATATATGAAAGTATGGGTTGATCCACCTAGTGGATGGCGATATGGATTCCCTAAAGTATGGGATCAAGCATTGAATTCGGATTTTAATGCATGGCTTATTGCAGAAGGTTATCCGTGGAATGTAAAAGAATCTTATGGACAATATTTTTATTGCAGGCAATGGCCAGTAGAAGATGATAATCAATTATTGAATGGATGACAATACTGTTGTTTTTATACAACGTATTGACTTTCCACCGGACCAGCGTATAATGGATTCTGTGGTCGAGAAAAACAGAGGATTTTATGATTGAATACGTTTTGATTGATAAAGAGATGGTCAATTACCATTTTTCTAAAAAAGAATTGCTTGATATTGCAAAATACCATGACGATTGGGCTTTTGGTCCACGCCATGCCTATGCATATTATATCGGTCGCAATCCCGAGGATACTGCCGATTTGAATACCTCCGATGTCGAGGATTTCATCATCCAATTCTATACCCAATTCAATGCCGAGTTTGGATTGACCTATTGATTGTTGCGTGAAAACAACGGAGGTGTCTCATCCATGCAACATCTTGACACCTCCCAGGATCCGAGTAGAATAGATTCTGTGGTCGAGAAAACAACAGGAAATTTGGAATGAAACTGCTAACTGCTCCAGTCGGTAACCCTAAGGTTGCAAAAGGTCTTGCATCAAACTATGCAACATATATCTTGCACCTTGCACCCGCAAATTTGTCGGGTTATGAGGTTTGTGCTAAACGAACCATCGGTTGCACCGATGCTTGTTTAAACCTTGCTGGTCGTGGTGGTATGTTTAAACGTGGTGAAACCACCAATGTAATCCAACAGGCACGTATCCGCAAGACCAAATTGTTTTTCGAGGATCGTGTTGAGTTTATGCGGTTGTTGGTTGCTGATATTGAATTGGCAATTAAACAGGCGGCCAAGAAAGGTTTTACACCTGTGTTCCGTCTTAATGGTACCTCTGATATTGCATGGGAAAAGTATTCGGTGGTTCGCAATGGCGTTGCCTTTATGAATATCTTCCATGCATTCTCGGATTGCATTTTTTATGATTACACCAAGATTCTTGGTCGTAAGATTCATGCCGCTTCCAATTACAGTCTGACCTTTTCTGCCGCTGATGGCAATGATGCCGACGTGACCAAAGCAATTGCTCAGGGTTATAATGTTGCGGTTGTTTTCGGTATCAAAAAAGGTACCGCATTCCCTGGTTCATATCTTGGTCGGTCTGTATTCAATGGTGATGATTCCGACTTGCGGTTTCTTGATCCTAAGAATGTTATTGTCGGTCTTTATGCCAAGGGTAAGGCAAAGGCTGATACCACCGGTTTTGTAAAGTACCCAACAATCAATCTTAAACTTGCGGCTTAATAGGAATATATCATGCCAAATTGGAATTCAAACCTTTTAACCGTCACTTCGGATGATCCTGAATTGATGGCAAAGATTAAAGATGCAGCCGAGAAATCGGCCGAATCAGATTCGTTTTTTAATTTATTAGTACCTCGTCCTGAATCGGAAGAGGGTGATTGGTATTCGTGGAACGTCAACAATTGGGGTACCAAATGGGATACCAATGTTAATATCATCGACCAATCCGACAATGAAATTGTATTGTCTTTTGATACTGCGTGGTCACCACCAATTGGTTTCTATGCTGCATTAGAGGAAATGGGTTTCGAGGTTGATGCATTTTATTATGAACCCGGTATGTGTTTTGCTGGTCGGTACATGGATGGTACCGATGATTATTACGAGTATTCAGGAATGAATTCAGAGGAAGTAAAAGAATTGCTTCCAATGGAATTAGATGAATGCTTTTGCATTTCAGAATCAATGGCTGATTGGGAAGATGAGAATCAGGAAATAGAATTGGAAGACTATAATACAGAAGAGGAAGGGTGAAGCAAGAGGTGTTGTGTCAAAACAACACCTTTGTTGCTTTCCAGCAACGTATTGACACCTCCCAGGACCAGTGTATAATAGATTCTGTGGTCAAGAAAACAGGAAATTTGATGAAATACGTTGTTGTTGCGGTTGGTTCTTCGGTGTTCGGTGCATACTTCCATGAGACCGTCCTTGCGGTTTCGGCTGAGTCGGTTTCGATGCTCCATTCGATTACCGTATCGCTTGCGCGGTCGATTGTTTCGGTCCTGTCTTAATTCTAGGGTTAATATCATGCTTTGTAGTAATAAAGTGGTTTTTGCTAAGGTTGTTATGCTTCGTGAGGCATATGGTTCAATTGAGCGAATTGATCCTTCCAATGAAGGATACAAAGCGTTGGTCCAGTTCCTTAATCGCCAATCGATGGATACGTTGGTAGAATTAGAACGTGCCAAGATTAAATGGGTTTCTGGTCTTGCCCGGAATCGCATTAACCGCATGAATTTTGCTCTGAAAAACCTCTCCGAAATGCCTGCTTAATTGGTGATTATAATGGATGATTTTGATTATTTTCCGTTTGTTTCTGGTGGTGATTTGGAAGCGAGTGATGCATGGTTTGAAAATGGTTGTCCTATTGACGATATAGACAATGACGATTGGTACGATGACCAATATGAGATTGGAGAGTAATGCAATGGATTTTTTGATTCGTGCTCAACGGTATACTGAAGCGCGTGGTGATGATAATTTCTTTTGTCATTATTATGTTATGTACCGTGAACATTTTTCTGTAAGGGAAAGCGTACGGAAAACAATTGCGTGGTTGTATGATGATGATGTTGCCGACTTGTTGGAGTTTCAATAATGGATAAAGTGATTCGTGATGGTAAAGTGGCGGTATTGTATTCGCCTGGATATGGTGCTGGTTGGTATACTTGGCATGATGAAG